TCAATGTCTGCGTCGGCAACCTGTTTTATTTTAATGAGGCTAGTTATCTCGTCATAAAACATCGTTAAGTCACCATTTTTAATCAGCTCGTCAATGAGTTTCTTAACTGCGGTTGGCTTGTTGATGTTTCTTGTTAACGTGATGGTTGATGTTGCGGCTTTTACGGCTGTGTAATCATCTAAAAATGCTGATGGTATGCCGGTAAAATCAGTTAATAATGTCTCGATTATTTCAACAACATTCACATCGTCAAATACAAGGCACTCTTGAATCGTTGCGTTAACATCGTGATCTGCTTGCTCAGTGCCACCAATGGCTCTGTTATCAATAGTTAAAACAAAGTCACTTAATACAGTGCATTCGATCACTTCGGAGTCGATACGCACGAAAGCTTTAGACGTTGCTGATCCATAATCAAAGGCTGGTGCGCCTTCGTATGTTATCGTGCCGCTCGCGTCTATTATGGCAATCGTATTAGTGCCTTTTGATGCTACTGGCGCTTTTGATTTGGCATCGTCAGATAATATAAGAGGGTCCAAGAATGAAACATTAAATACGCCATTTTTTAACTGGGCTTTATCCATTATGTATTCGCGGGTAATAAAGTTATCAAGATTAAAATTAAGAGGGTCAAATCCTTGGTGAATTTTAATTGGCCTCCCTTCAAAATTTGGGTGCCTAGCTATCCACTTGGTTACCAATGTCCCCCTGCTTGTTCGCCTGTCTGCGTAAGGAACATATACATCATTATCAATACTATCAAGTATGCTTAATGATCCACCTGCACGCTTTCCCATCGATTGCCCCGGGTCTACAACGGCGGGTTTATGAGTCCATGATTTAAAACCGTTATAAAACACCTGATCTAAATCAAGCTGTGTTGATGGGAATCTAAATAATAGCTTAGTGTTAGCCTCAAATGAGTCAGGGCTATTGCAGGTAAAAGGAGTTCCATAACATGAGCCATCAGCCTCGCCTAAGTGCTGCAATATTGCCGCGCTTGGTGAGTGAGCAGCATCTATTGTCCCAAAGTGGCCGCGACTAATAACCGTTAGTTGAATATTTGAATCAACAGTAACTTTTATAACTTCGCTATCCCACAGTATAAACGGCGTCGAGTTAACGAATGAAAGAGCTGTGCCGCCTGTTATGGCTAGGGTTGTTGTCGCGCCCTGCGCTAGTGAGTCGCTTATGGTTATCGCGCCATCAAGCACAGATTGGGCCGTAGTGTGTCGACAGCGGTCCAGCTCTATGTCTGCTATAGTTATAATTTTTTGACCGGCTTTTATTTTTAAGTCGTTAAATGACATTATGCATATCCATTAATAACGAATGTCACGTCTGAATGGTTAGACGTGACATAAGACGGTTTGTGTAATCTATTAGGTGGTTGAATTCCAAAAATCACCTGATCCTTTATATTTGACCACTTGAAAAACACTGGTTTAGAGTCTAAAACGTGGTTAGCAAAATCCTCCCAAACCTCCTCTATGTCAGTGAAATTTACGAATCTAAACGTCCCTTTCGACTCGAAGCCCCTTACCTCCCTTCGCCCTGTAATAAAGCTATTACCGTCCGTGGTAAATTGCTCGGCGGTATCTAATGAGCTGAATCTTGCAGGCTGGAAACCCAATGACGGCGTCCGGTTGAAGACTACGGCGCGACCAACATAGATAGCGCCAATGAATAATTTTGATGTAAAGTTCAGGGTTAGCCTTTGTTGTATTGAGTTTTTTGTTCCGAAGAATTTAAGGAATGGGCGGTTATTTTTTAGGCCATTAAATTCAGCGACAACCTCAAAGCCCGAGCCTGAATCAACCTCAAGTTGACCGGACAAGGCGGCTTCTTCTGAGTTATGAATTGCAAAGCCGAAATAATCTATGTCCGTCGGCACGGTCTGAACAAATGTGATAACAACGCTTCCGCTGGTGGCTAACGGGCTGTATTTCGTGTTGTCTCGAAAATCGATAGTGTTAGCAAATGGGAATAGCGGATCTTCTGCCTCGCCAGTTATAGTTGACACATCAAGAACGGTCCTAAACCCAAGAATACTAAAATCATTAGCTTGTTGCGTTGCTTGTAGACTTGTGTCAACTACTAAAGTATTGCCGCTCATTAAGTCGCCCCTGTTCTAACAGCTTCAGCCTGAGCGTTAGATATGTTTATTGCAATGTCTGAGTCTGATTCTAACACACTATTAAGAGCCTCTTTAAACATAGCTCCCGTCAGCAAGGCGTTATCATCAATCCTAATGTCGATGGCTCTGGTTTGCTGTGGTAGGTCTTGTGCCGTGGCTGTTGGTGCTTGCTGCCCTCCACCGCCTCCGCCGATGGATGGTGACGAACCGCCAATACTAGCCGCCTGAGCCAAGCCGGTGGCCGCAATTAATCCGGCTGAAATCTTGCCAAAAGTTAATATAGAGGCGGCGGCTGGTGGTCCTGCTATTGGGCCAAGCACAGCAAGAGCTTTAGTTGCTCCAACTTGTGAGTTAACCAACGTCTGAGCAATGCCTAGCCCTTTCTCCACCGCTATTAGTGCTATTGCTGCTTTCTTTGAGTTGCCAACCAGTAATCTCGCTAGTCCGATGGCCTGTTGGTTTACGGTTGCTTTTATTGCTATTATTTGTTGGGCTGAGTCTTCTTCTGCGCTTATTCTTATGCCTGACATTAAAAGTTCATGCTCGGTAAGTGCTGCGGCCTGTGCATGATCAAATGATTTTCTTAACTCAACTTTCGCCGCTTCGTTGGCCCCCAAAGCCTCAAGCTCTATTGCGTTTCTATCCTGAAGTTTAGCTACCTTATCTAAAAATCTATTTTCCTCATTAATTTGCGCTTCCGAGGCGATCCCGTTTTCTAGGTCGAGTATATTTCTCAAATGGCGCTCTGATAATTGGGTTTCTCGCTCAAAAAACGCAACTGAATCTTCAAACTGCTTCTGCTGTGCGTCTAACCTTCTTTGACGCCTTTCTGCCTGCGCTGCCGTTTCTGGCTTGTCAGGTATAACAACCGCCGCGCCTGACTTTTTATCCCCACCAAAGACGCCCTTTAATATGTCGGTTTTGGAAACGCTAGACTCAAGCGAAAACAGCTCTTCCTTTGCTGTTTTTATGTCATTGATCAGGCCTTGTATAACGGTTTCTGGTGCGCCACGGACTTGCGCAAGCTGAAGGGACTCGGTTAAATCCACGATGTCATCGGTTAGTGATTTTATGTTTGCCTCGCCGGTTATCAAGACGGTTATGTCGTTGGCTAACTCACCAAGGAACGACGAAAACGCATTACCCGCGCCGGTCACCTCGTTTAGCCGACCAACAGCAAGCAGGATCGCATCGCTAAGTTGTGTGATACCTTGCGCCACAGTTGGTATAGTTTGGCCGAAATCTTTTTCTATCGCTTCGCCTTGGTCTTTTAATGCCTGAACGACAACATCTGCCGTGATTGCTCCTTGAGCCGCCAACTCTCTAAGCTCGCCGCGTGTCTTTCCTGTGGCGTCTGCGAATGCCTGCATTAACCTTGGCGCTGATTCTGCCACTGAGTTAAACTCATCACCACGTAAGACGCCACTAGCAAGAGCTTGGCTTAATTGTGTTATGCCAGCGCTCGCCTCGGCAGAGCTTGCGCCTGATATGATAAACGCCTGCGTGATTGATTTGGTTATGCCAAGAAGATCTTCCTGAGTTACGCCTAAGTCCCTTGTTGACCTCTCGAGTCTTGCGTATAAGTTGGCCGTAGCCTCAAATGATGATCTTGTTTGATTTGATATTTCTAGCAAGTCAGTTGTTACTTTCGTTAGCTCTTCGGTCGAACTGGTAGCTAATTTAAGTTGTGACTGTACGTTTGACCAAGCATCAGCATAGGCTACAACCTTTTGCGCGACAAGCGCGGCAGATACCGCCCCCGCAACCTTGGACAGGCTAAACATAGACTTTTCAACCGTATCAGTTGTTTTGCCTAGTCCCTTCATTTTCTTATCAAGGTTTTTTACGTTTCTTTCTGCTTTTTTAGAGCGTAGTTTTATGTCAATGAATCGTACGGTGGCCATTTATTTACCCTTATTCATTTTACGGCGCATTTCATCGCAAGTTTGAGTTATATATTCTTGATCTACCTCATGAATTGCCATGATAAATAAATCAGGTGCGCAACCATGTGAGCCGCTGTGATGTTGATAATAATGAATGTCACGGTCTTTAATCGGCATAGGTCCGCCATTTTCTAATCTGCGCTCCTGGCTTAATCGGTTAAACGCATTGAGTAACATCATTTGCTTATTTGATAGCTTAGGCTTTAGTTTGTAAAAATCATCAGCGTTGCCCATTCGATCGTACATCAGCCTTATTTGCTCTTCCTTTTCGCCATAGCCTACTTCTAGTCTATAGCTTAGCTCTTTTTTATTTCCTTAATATCCTCGCTAACTTCGTCAAATAAGTAATTGGCATAATTAGCGGCGTGGTTAATAAGTAGCGCGTTAAGACTTAATTTGTAATTAGGGTTAAGGAATACAGCTCTTGCGTTTGACCGGCTAAACACTAGTTCTTTGTCGTCGTCTAATATGCCGCTCCACCCAGTTACGCCGTGCTCAGCAAGCCAATGCGCCGTGATTAGGTTCTCGTCAATATCATTAGGTGAAAACCCGTATATGCTGTTTCTAATCGATTCACGCTGTTTGTTATATTCGACCGTGTGGATTCGTTTAACGCAGATAAAACCGTCATCTAAATATAGCGGCGATCCGCTTTCTTGTTTGTCGGGGCATTCTGCGAAGTTTGATAGTTGCATGGTTATTCCAATTAAGTATTACGAAATTATAACACGAAAAAGAGGCCGTAGCCCCTTGGTGATTATTGGTAGTATTCGCCTCGGGCTATTTCGCCTGATATCCTGATTAGCGCCTGCTTTAATCGCTCGTCAGTTTGCTGTAATGCTATTTCGTGAACGTGGGTAGATTTGAATTTTAGATAAGCGGCGTGGGCTTTCTTTGGTGTGTCATACTTTCCTAAATTGTTGTTATTTCCATGCGAGCCACATTGAGATAAAAACATACCATCCCTGCCGCAAATGCTAACGCCTTGGGGTAGCGTTCTTTTTGTTTCGCGCTTTCTTAAAATTAATTTATTTATCTTCTGGTCGACAAAAATACATAGCTCTGGGCTGTATATTTTGTTGTTTGTTTTTATAATATCCTTATCGTTTTGCTTGCCAATCCAGTTTTGATCTTTTACCCAGTCGTAAAAATTAGAAAAAATAAGCCACTCATCACAAACCAAGCAGTCTTTGTATTCTAATTGTTTATTTATGAATTCGGGGTCATAACACCTTTGGATCATGTTTTTCCATGTGTCGTATATTGGGCAGTTATATTGCTTACCATTTAATCTAATGGTTACTTTGTAGCTCGCGTCGTTAGTTGCAACGCCAAGTATTAACTTTCTTCTTGAAAGGCTTAGTTCGCTTGCGGTTATTTCTTGAAATGAATACATATTGAATCCTCGGTTAAAGGCGGTCGATAAGTATGTGGAAATCTGAGACCAATCAGACGTTCGGTAATGAGCCTATCCACATATTTATTATACTACATTTTAATTAAAAGTTTCTGAAGATCTGAACTGTTTTAGATGTTACCGAGTCCTCTTCTAGTGTCATAGTCATATCGTTGCTTGCTATAACATTTGAACCATCGGCCATTGAATGATCTGTAACAAGTGCCTGCATCAATTCAATAATCATCCACCTGGTAGTTCCTGAAAATTCAACCAGCATAGCGATAGAAAACGGGGTGCTATTTCTATATTTATCTCTCCATAGAAATGTATTAGATATTACAGCTCTGGTAACAAGCGCCCCAGACACTTCGATATCCCCGAAGGCATAACGCGCCCCACTACAAGCTGCTGATCTATCCTCACTGTAACCGTTATTGAATTCCAAACCGAATGATTTTACTTCACAAGCAGAATCAATCCCATCAACATAAATAGCTGTAATGTTATTTGTTGAGCTGACGACGCTTGATGTATCGATTGCTGAATCGGTTTGACCAGCTATAGCTGCATTACCTGAAACCAATGATTCAATATTTAGCGCGAAATTTCCTGTAACAATTCCCGTCTCTCCGATTTCCAATGCGCCGGTGTTTATAACGGCATCGAGGAAAGTATCATGGCTTAAGTCGCCCGAGGCTGATTTGTCCAAGGTTCTAGTTTGAACCGTGAAATATGTAGGGTCACTACCGGATGATGTTTTCTGGCTTTCGATTGTCACTGATGCGCCAGCGGCTTCTACAGCAGGAGGAACCGGCAACGTTTCAATATCGCCATCACTGTTTTTAACTGAAATTCTATAAAACCCGTCAATAGATGAATCGGCAAAACCGGTGATGTTAAACCAATCACCAACAATTAGCCCGGTAAAGCCATTAGCGCTATCTGTAAACCCATCGGCATCTGAAGCGATGGTTACGGCCGGCGCAACACTATTGTCGACCTTGTTGCCGTGGAGCATTGCGTCTAAGTATAAAGCTGTTGACTCATTGAGTTCAAAACTTAACTCAGCAGCGTTAGTTGTAGATTCTTGGATCTGCATTCGCGCTTGGCGATTTGTCTTAACTTCATTTGAATTTGTGTAAGCAACTGTTTTTACTGGCTTACCTTCAACGCGCCTAAATTGGTCAAAGACGGGACTTGTATCTATTACGCCTTTTGCCGTTTGTGGGCTAGTAAATACGCTAATATCACTGCCAGATAATGAACGATCCGCAACTGTGGAACTCATATTTTCACCTTATTTGGTTTAGTGGCGAAACCGCCAAATTTAATCTATTTTACCACAATAATATAAATTGTGTTATTAAGCTAAATCGCACCTTCTAGATAGAAGTTGGTACTAATTTGAACGTGATACCAGCTCTCAGTTTCGCCAATGGTTTGAATCGATGTTTCTTGAGTTTTGGTTTGTCCAAATTCAACATTTTGAAACGTTGCTCTTAATAATTCAGCGTCAGACAATTGAGCTTGATCTCCGCTACCTTTTGGAACAAATGAATCTATGACAAATATCCCGAAAATTCGCTGGTAAAGATCCGGGGTTACATTGGCAGCTTCTTCAAATAACACCGTCGCTCTAAGCCATTTTGTATTTGTTGGGGTATCGAACGGCGCGTTAGGCTTTTTTAATGTTGCATCTGTGTAGCCAGCAGGCAAGTTACTTCTTAGCCTATTTATTAAATCTTTTTGCGTTTCTAGTGGTGAATTTGCCATTATCTTGTCACTCGATTGATTACCATTTCAATAAATTTTGCTGGAGCTTGGAGGCTTGAACCATCGTTTAATTTTTCAATGTAAGGCTTGCTATTCGATATTGTAACGGTTGGGATGTTTTTACCTGTCACGCTTTGCATCTTTGTAGTGCCTTCGCTTAATGCCTGTCCCGCTCGCCTACCCTCGGGCGTGTCTCTTTGTGCCTTCTCGCTTAAAGTAACCTGCCAAGCGCCCCTAGCCTCGCCCGTATCTACTGGAGTCCCTAGTACAACACCATTCAATACCTGAAACCCAGTTATGCGAACGTCTTCAGCTAACTCATTGTTTAAATCGTCTAGTATTGAAAGTGTTTTTTCAAAGCCCATTATTTCACCCTAGCCTGGATAGTGTAAATAGCCTGAGCCGAATCTTCAGACACAAACTCTATGCTTACCGGTACGCCATTAAATGTCATGGCAGTATTATCCGCTCTAACATCTACGGTTATGCTTTGTTGCAATACTAAAATTCTAAAATCACCCACCTGAACTTTTTGCCCGTCAATTTGGGTTTTGTCGAATTCAGTCCTAATGCCTTTAGTGTTGTTAACTATGTCGCCGGTGGTCCCCTGGGTGTCATAATCAAACGTGCCCAGCTGAGTTAATACAACATCATCCCTAAAATCACCAAACACGTTGTTAATTAAGTTGCTTGCTAACTGCTGAAAATCGACGCGAGTTACCATTATAAAATCCTTACGGTACGGCCAAAGCCGCCAGCAATCACCAGCTCTTTAAGCGCCGCGTTAACTCTATCAAGCCTGGCTACTGACCATGATCCACCCTCAAAGAACTCTTGCTCAAGAGTGTCCAGCCTATTACGTTTGACGTTTTGATTGGTTTCGTTGGTGAGTAGTGATTGGCCGTTAGAGGCTGCGGCTGCTTCTGCTTGGCTGTTCTTTAATTGAATCGGAATAGAATCTTGATCGAATAAATCGCTAAATATAATTACATTTCGACGCGGATAGAGCAATGATTGGTCTGATTCGACTCTGGTGCCTTTGAATCGCTGCTCGATAGACGTAAGGTAGTCGACGGCTAGTATCAGCTCGATTTCTCTTGTTGGTGCGTCTACGCCTATGGTTAGGTTGCGAGCCGCTGCGTATGCAACATAGAAAGCATCGTCAATAAAAGTATTTGACCCAGCAACTTGACTACCATCTTCAATTATTAGCATTAAAAAAGCCCGATAAGTTAATATAGGGCTATTGTAACACTTATTGGTGCTTAGGTTAATTATGCGTTTTCTATTCGCTCTAATGCAACATTGAAGTAGTCCAAATCAAGCTCGATGCCGATGAATTTTCTATTTAAGTTTTTGGCCGCAACTCCTGTTGATCCGCTACCCATCGTGAAATCCAAAACGGTTTCGCTTTCGTTGGTGTAGGTTTTTATTAAATCCTCTAAAAGTAATACTGGCTTTTGTGTTGGGTGCAGTCCTTGGTAGTCTTTTTTGTATTCAAGCACGTTTGATTTAAATTTCTTTCCTTGCAAGTTAAACTTTCGGTTAAACTTTCGGTTAAACTTTCGGTTAACGTCGACCAAATATCCAAAAGGCTTAAACCATTTTTGTTTGTCTATTTCATATATACCAATTAATTCGTTATATGTTTTCTCTGTGCAAAGACCAAATTGCATCGTTTCGTATCTCATAAAATGGCAAACTCCTTGGTGCCCCATCTCTTTAAATAACTGCTTTTTATTTTTTCCTATAAACTCAAATAATGTAAACACATAATCTCTTAAAGGATGCTGGTTTAAATTGTCATACTTCTTAAAGAATACGCAAACGTCCTCGGTATAGTTAACAGGCGCTTTTTTTGCTATTAGCGCATTGGCAAAATGATCTTTTAACCATGTTAATCGGTAACTAAAAGGTAAGTTCCCATGCTGTTTTGTCATTAACTCGCCAGTAAATGGATCTTGAGAAAATAATATTAAAGATCCGTTAACCCGCAAAACCCTGTTGCATTCGATTAACATTGCTTTTTGATCAATTAAATTATCCCATTTTGTTTTGTCATCGTCCCACCCATCAAGACCAGCTCCGTTCATTGTGCCATAAGGCGGATCAGTAAGAATCATATCGACACTACCTGCAGGTATCTCTTTCATGCGCTCAAGGCAGTCGCCCTGCATTAACCATTTATTTTTAGTATCGAACATATCTATTTGCTCCTATTATTTTTAAGTTCCTGAATTGCCCAAGCTGGCATGCGTCATTTGGTTATTTTGTTTATAGATCCAGATATCAATATTTCAGCATGAAGTCGCAACCCATTGGCCACCCTAACGTCTGATTGGATCTTTACTGCATCTAGTATCATTTCCAACTTAGCGTTAATATAAGCCTGACTAGCTTCTTCTTTTGAATCGTAACGACCAAGACTCACCCTTTTGCCATCTACCCTAATTCCAGATTGATATTTCTTTCTTTCCTCATTCCATGTCGCGCCTCTGAATCCTTTCCCTTTAAGGGTGCCGCAATTGTTTAGTAGTGTATTTAATTGCCTTGTTATAAATGCGCAAGTTTCTGGCGAATAAATCTTATTACTTGGTAGTATGACGTCTTTATCAAGCTGTTTATCTTGCCAGTCTTGATTTTTCATCCATGCGCGAAAATTAGAAAATAATAACCACTCGGGACAAACAGAGCAGCCAATGTATGTAGGATTTCTTGCTTTTAACTTGCTTGAATAGCATCTGGTAAGCATGTCGTGCCACCTTGCGTAGTATGGACACATTATTTTTTTGCCGTTTTCTACATAGCCGGTTAAATATTCGGAATCATTAATGCCAATACCGTGAATTGGCCTTCTTCGAGTAAGGTATGATTTATTGAATGGGATTTCTTTGAACATTTTACGCACCTTCTAGAATGGAAGAAATTGCCATATTTCTATGGCGAAAGGTGCTGGCGTTTATTTAGTATAGCAACTGTCGATGAGTTTGTTAATAATATTTTCTATCCTTTATTAATCTTACTAGCCAAGCTGGTGCGCTAGTGAAGTGCCAGCCTGAACAGTGATCACATTTGTATATTCTTAGCTTAATTTTTAATCCTCCGCTTTTCCTTTTTTTAAGTATTTTCTTTGCGTGTTTCCTTGAGTATAGATAAGCTTTTCCGCATGGCATTGTTATTCCTTATATCAATTTAAAGTGCTTAGCTATGCCGATGGCGTGAAACTTTGTTATCTCTCCGTTAATATTAAGGTCGCCACTACCTTCGTTTGCGATGTAAGGCTGCTGAGCTTCATGTGCGTTATCCGATTCTAGATACTGACTAATATCAAACACTTTGCGCGGGATTGGCTCGGCTTTAAAGAAAAAATCATCATGCTCAACCAAAAAACAATCTCCCATATACCACTCAATATCACCATGATCGTCAATAGTGTAACCATCAGCCCAATCAGGCGCTTGATCAATTTCTTCCTGCGTTAACTCTCTCATTTTATTTCTCCATTGTGGTCATTAGATAGCTTAGGGACACTTACCCACTGAGCTAATCAATATAATTATATAAGCATGTATCAATATTAAACTTTATCAGAAACGGTCAACATCCATATAATGCCGTCACAAACCTAAAAGTGCCCACTGAAACTATTTATCACTCTACATTTGCAGTGTAAGTGCGTCCGCTATCAAAGACGATTTAATATTGATTTGTACATATAAGCTATTTTGGTAAACGTTTCTGCTTTTGGTGGCTTATGCCTAGGGGAAACTTTGTAAAGCGCCTAGATGGCTGGAATTAAACTTGAGGCATTAAAAAAGGCTTAGTGGGTAACTGTTCGAGCGGGTATGGTTAAATGACCCCAGTTACTTACTAAACCTTATCTACTGTCTTTTGGGCTCGAAACCAATCAACAAACCAATTGTACCACCGCTAAGATTATTAATCAAAGCGGTTGGGTTTATTCTTCAAACTCTATGACTTCTGTAATGGTGGCAAATCTGCCCTCATGTGTGATTTTAGCCCTATAGCCTGGATATTTACATTCAATTTCGTAGATAGTCATGCCTTTTGCGCTAACCAACTCAGACCTTGGAGGCTTGCCGTAAATAGCTTTCTTTAGCTTTGACTGATCAATCGATGTTATGCTGGCAGATTCTCCGCCGATGATCACGCTGTTAGTGGTTAGGATATCTGGGCTTGTTAATATCTCCAGCAACTCAGCAAGCGTTGGTAGTTTTCTCATTTCTATCTCCTTTGCCACGAAGGACGTTGTTTGTTAAATTGATTAACCTGACTAGCTAAAATCCGGTGTCTTTAGTTTGTATTTCGCAACCCTGACTCTTGAGCCAAGGAATTAGTTTTTCTTGAAAGCATTCACCACATAAATCAATTGAATCCTCTTCTGTAAAACCACCCTCTGGAAATTGAGACCCATGATTATGACTTACCTCAACTTCGTCAACATCATAAGTTCCATTTTCGATTTTCTTCTTGCACATATCACAAATCGTTTCGACTAGAACCTTTTTCATCAACTCAGGGATCACTTTGTTTTTATATTTTTTCATTTTCGCTCTCCAATTAGTTATAAATCCAACCTTACATTACTTCACTGATTGAGCATATCCGACCAGTCAGGCAGGTACAAAAAAGCCGCGGTTAAACGGCTTTTGTTTTGGTGGTTAGGTTATTTAACCTTGCAATTCGTGACCTTGGGCGGTTATTTTAAACTTGGTGTTTACGCCTAAAGTTAAATCATCTTGTATGACAACTTGTAGCTGCTCATTAAGCGAACCGTCAAGCCTGATTACAACACCATGCTTTGATTGACCACCCCACGTAACGCGAGAATTAAACGCTCTCGTATTGTTGCCGGGCACTCTTGGCTGTAAAAATGTATGATCAAACCCTTGAGATAAAAAATCACCATTAGTTTTAAAGTTAAACAGGTTTTTAAAAGTTCCACCTGGCTCAGATACTCTTATAACGCAACCATTTGTTAATGCTACGTCACTCCCAAATGATGCAGAATCCATATCCGCATCACCTTCAATTTCAAGGATGATTCTGACCATGTCGCCCGCCTGAGATGGTAAGGGTAATATAGAAAAAACTTGAGGTGTTACAGAGCCATTAATCAACATGACATCAGATGATCTTTGCGCTATGGCTGTTGCTGCAAAATAAACACGATTAACAGGTTGATCCAAGGTTATTACGTTTACATTTACGTTAATGACTTGTGATTGCATGAACTTTAAAGCTTCGGGGTCTGCAAGCTCTATAATTTCGCCAACCAAAGTTCCATGACCCCCATTTAAAGTTATTGTTCTGCTTTCTAGTACAGTATCAACAGCTAACGATACGGACGCCCTACCCTGTAAAAACGGTACAGTTAAAACGGGCGTGGTTTGATCTTGAGCGAATATGCCTAAAGCAGTTGTTCCCCTGTCAGATGTTTCAAAAGATGCTTTCCAGTCATCTAAAATATCAGACCACGTGCCAGGGACAATGGTTCTATCTGCCGGAACCGGCTTTTTAAAGGTCATTATTTATCCGCCTTTTTGTCCTTCGCTGGGCTCGCTTTCTTCGTTGGCTTTTTAAACTCGTCATATAAATGAGCGTCTTCTTCATTTACGGTCACGTCATTACCGGCCTTGTCTTTTACTTTTACAGTTGGAATTTGCATGATACTTACCTTTTAATTAAAAATAAGGGAGCCGTTAAGCTCCCTATGCCGCTAGCTTGTACCAACCAACTATCCTAATAGGATCGAGGTATGCTCTGGTTTTATGTTCTTGAAACCGTAGGCGATAGCAATCTCATAACGCACTTTGCGATAGCCCGGATAGATTGACACTTCAAATGTTAATCCTGACCGGTCATCCTGAATCAGCATTCGATCAATCGCCATGTCGCCTTCTTCCGGTAACGCTGGCGCACGAGTTACTAGCTGTAATGCGCTACGAGAGAACCCCATGTTAGCCACATAATCATCACCGATGGTCATTGCAACAGCAGACGCCGCGATAGCTTCACGAAGGCCGGGAGCCGCAAGCGTGATAGCGCCGGGAGCCGCAACACCAACTTCGACAACGTACTTATTAGTATCGCCTGCAAATGTAACAACGTCACCAGCTAATACGGTGCCAGAGCCAGTAATTAGCGTGATAACAGTAGCGCCAACAGCATAGCCTGCGGTATCGCTCGTATAAGCCGTACCAGTGCCGTTTACGACATTTGCTGTTTGAGCTGACTCGCGAATTGCAAAGCCATGAACATCAAGCAATACACCTTGGCGCAATAGTGACGCATCAGCCGCTTCGTTAGCCTTAGTTAACTGCGTTAATGTACGCATTTTGGCGCCAGCGGTTGAATCAATAACTAATTGTAGGTCACCAAGTGGTGCGCCGTTGTCAGATAAAATTTTACGAATCTGCGCGGTATCTTGCAGCGTTGAAGCGAATGGAGTTACGCCAGCCGTGCCGAAAGCGCGAGAAGTTGCTTTATATAAGCTTGCAACGTCGGTTTCGATTTCATTGGTTAGGCTTCGCATCGCTTGGGCCATTTGGCCTGCACGAATGGATAAATAGCCTGGGCCGTTGTTTAAGCCTTTTTGCTCCTCACCAACCCAGCCAAACTCAGCGGCTCGGGATTTAGTGATGATAATTTCGGTGTTTGTTACTACTTGATCAGTTGGTTCGGGAGTTACCATTGCTGGGGTTACGTCAACAACGTTAGCAGCGCCGGTAATCGGAACTCGAACGCTCTCACCAACCGAGGCGCGACCATCTGTTGCGTTTAAAGTTACAGCAGGAATAAAGCCAACCTGCTCGCGTGATACAACGTCTAGCGCTGCGTATAAATCCGGAATTAGATCCGTTAGTGTGTTAGCCATTATTTTTTACCTTAATCAATTATTTTAATGCCGCTTCTTATGGCTGTACTTTTTTCGTGAGCAGAAAGTTGTTTAAATGCGCCGCGAGACATTGTTTTGCCGTTAGCACCATCTGAACCACCCTTGCCACCATACGCGCCTTTTGAACCGGGGAATTTAGCAAAATGTTTTAAATTTGGGTCCTGGTTTAAAACTTCCATAACCCGATCTATGTCATTGTCTACCGCATCGCCACTGGCATTAGTAAAAACTGACTTACCCTCAACGTTCTTGATGTGGCTCATCATTAGCAACTTGCTGAATGAGTCAACCATTTCTGCCGGGACGTACTTACTAGCAATTTCTGTAGCTAGCGTTTTGTTGCTCGTCTCTACTAGAGATGTCTGCAACCCTGTAAAACTTTCCTGCAACTTTTCGTTAGAATCAAATAACGATTTGTACTTATCGGCGGACTGTTGCATTTCTAGCTTGTGTAGCTCGCTAGTTTTGCCACTATCCTTTAGCTCTGCCATTTGTTTAACTAACGCTTGTTCTTGCGCTAACTTGGCAGCAGATTCTTGCTCTTGCTGCTTGACGGTGATACCGCTTTTAAATGATTCAAAATCATTTTGTAACGAGGTTAACTGTCCTCGTTGGCGAAATCCTGAAATCTTGGATTCAGCTAAATCCTTGTGCATCCAGATTTGTTTATCGCCGTCTTTGTACTCGATGAAACTTGCTTCGTCCCCACTGGGAATATCAGCTTGGTTATTGTACTGAAGTTGCATTATCGGACTCCGAATTATTGCAGTTGTTTAATTTATGTCATTGTAACACTTTGACTAATTAATGGCGAATTTGACCTATTCGCCGTTAGTTTCTGACCGATTTAATAATTCTTCGGCCTCGCTTATTAGCGCTCCGCCTTTTTCTAACTGAGCCAATGCCTCTGCTCTATCAATTAATCCCATAGTGAAATTATCGAGTATCGCCTTTTGCTCTTGAGGAGTTAATTTAACCTTGTTGAATTCTTTGTTTAGAACGATTTCAATTTCAGGCTCGTTTGTGCTGGTAGACATAAAGTTAAAGCACCAGCCTAATACGCGAGTGTATGACTCTTCGATTGACGACTGGATGTTCATTAACGCGCTTAACTCTTCAGCGCTGCGAATCTTAGCAACGCCTACGGCTTCATCTTTCGGATCTGAAGTATCAAACCTAGCACCTAATGCTTTAGCCTCTTTCTGGTTCTCTTCCATGTATTTAAACATTGCATTACTGTCAGCATCCCATTGTAAGTAGCCAATTTCCGCATCTTTAGGTAGCGGTATATGTGAGGACGCACCGGTTGCTATGTGCTCGTTGCCGGTTAGATTTTTATATATTTCGAATGCTTGATTGGTCCAGCCGCTTGACCACATGGTTGGTTGTGCTGACCTGTGGATCGACTCCTTTAAATCGGCGTTTACCTGGTAGCGGGCAATGGCTTTTAGGCAAATAGGGTATAACAACCCTAGCGCCTTTGGGATTGATGATGACTTTTGCTTTTGGTCTATAACGATTTCAAACGGGATCATATTCAATCGACCAGTGTTATTTTCAGGATACAATTTGTCGCTGATTTCGTCCTCACCCTCGGCCGTCTTGGTTATTTGTTGCTGATAGTATTCGCCGTTTTCATCTAGCGCTAGCACTAATTGATTTTCAACTTCAACTCGCTTCAATGTGTCGCGGTTGATTTCGCTAGTCTTTTCCGCGAGCTTTATGAATGTTAACTGGTTTTGATTATTAACCACTCCGTAATCCCAGTCGACAATCGACTCTCGCGGATAATGCTTGATGGTTGCTTTTAAGTCTAGAGCTTTAGCCTGTGCATTTGTTAGCTGCGGCGAATCGTCATTGATATCAACCTGAGTTAACCCGTTAAAGTCCACTAGTAATCCGTGAAACTTAACTTCAAGCAAATTAGCCTGGGTGATTTCGATTGATTCTGATAGCGTGAGGTTGTCGCCGTCTGAATTAATTAGCAAGTACTCAATCTCGGATGGTATCTCAGCGAAGTCGGGCGGCGTTGATTTTAAGGCGCCAATAAGCCCGCTTTCTGTTCTTGATGGAAATCCGTCAAATTCAGCTCTATCTTTGTATGCTTTATAGCGATTACTAGCCTCCACAAAATCTTGACCGGTTAAAATATCTAAATCAGTAGGATTTGGCAGGTAGATTTTAGACCGGTCGCCGTTCTTGATGGCGTTCGAGCCATCCATGCAATCCCTTACTGTTTTCACTTCATCGATAGTGAAATCGTATTGTGGATGATGGATGCCCATCATATCGCCATGTTGTGTCATTAGTTGATCTCGCTAAAGGTTTAGTTAATATTACCATTTAGTGGCTAATCAGACAAACCCTCTAATAATATTCCAGCGTGAAGTCGTAAGCCGTTTGCTATTCGTTCGTCGGTTTGTTGGCTTGCTGCCTCTAATATGATTTCAACTTTTTTGTTTATGTACGCGTCTGACGCCTTACTTGCACTATCAAAGCTTCCTATATTTATGCTCTTGCCGTTGTAATTAACTCTAGCTCTAAATATGTGCTCGCGCTTATTTATACAAACGCCTCGGGGCAGAAGTCCCTTTAGAGATGACCTAAAAGTTAATAACGTATTTAAAGACTTTTTTATAAACGCACAATTTTCTGGTGAGTAAATTTTATTGCCCGGCTCAATGACATCTTTGTCGATCTCTTTACCTTGCCAGTCTTGTTTTTTCATCCAGTTTTTAAAGTTAGAGAAGTAAATCCAATCTTCACAAATTGAGCATCCTATATACGTAGGTTGTCTTTTTTGATATTTAGATGAGTAGCAACGAGTTAAGATTTTAGTCCACCTTTCATAGTAAGGGCATACTAATTTATTTCCGTTTACTTTTTGATATACTTCATAATTTGCATCATTAATTCCAACGCCCAAAATTGGCCGCCTCAGCGAAACAGATCTTTTTGTTGTTGGTTTTTCCACGAATTTATTTGTCATAACAACCTCACAGTAGGTATCACAGAGGAAGGTTTCGTGCCGATCAGTCTGTGGGCTGATTGTTCCCCCGCTAAAGGTAGGCACATGGTTATTATAGCATAGTTAATTTAGGATCATATACCCGCCCGATTAAACGCTGCTGCATCAAGTTTTTTAAGTTGTTTCAAATCAAGAGTCCTACCAGTGGCGTCGACAAATCTTTTTAACGTAAATTTACCGTCAAGAAAAAGTTTAGCCTTTGCAGTTCCCAGCGTGTTTTCTACGAATGCGCGTGACTGGCGACGAAGGAATTGATCGCTCGATGTATCAGCAGCTACCTGTTTTATGTTGTAAATATCAGTATCTTTTTTGCCCTTAAACCTTCGGGTGAAATCTGACTTGCTAGCTCCTGGCTGCGAACCAACTGAAGGCTTCAATCCTTCTAATGGATCAGTGCCTTTTATGCGCACAATATAAATACTCCGCTCACCGAAATGAAACGGCAAGCGAGGATAACTTGGATCGTCAATTTCCCACTCTCGCAAGTTACGACTCATGCAAATAAAGGTTGTGCGATTGTCCAAGGTGGCAATTAGTATTCGAGATTGAATAACATCTTTGTTAGCGGCATAAGTTCTATCACGCGCACCATTTGAGAAGTGACTAACTCCGGTTCTTACTAACGCCTCTGATTGCGCCCTAACCCTGCCTTGCAATATGCCACCCTGGTAAAGCTTAGTCGATCGGTTAAACGTGCCGCGTATTGATTGGGCTATTTGCTGATTGGTTAAGTCTGATGTGTAGCCAGACCAGATGGCACCATTAATTGATTTGGTGGCCGCGTCGGTATTATCTTTGATGAACTTAGCCCATACCCCAGCTGTAACATTTTTACCAGATGTGAGCGTCATGATTGAGTTGGCGATGTGACCCAATAGAATTGAATCAGCTGGCAATGTTAGGGACACGCCTAATAGATGGTCATAAACACCAGCAACGTGAGCGGCGTCCATTACAGCCATTTCGCCAAGCTGCTCAGTGATATCCGCCCACATGTTAGTCCATAGCGCGGCCATTTCTACAGTGACGGCTTTAGTTACCGCCCTGCGCTCGCCTAGATTTAAATCCTGCGCATCACCAAACTCATTAAGCAATGATGGTAGTTTACGAGAGAAGGCCTGTATTGTGCCGTCCACTTCTTTATTAACGAGGAAAGACGCGAATCTTTGTAAGAAAAATTCACGCCTTAAAATAGCATCTGATATTGAGTCTGTTTCGTGCGCCATTAAAAAGCCCGATATGATTAGTATCAGGCAATTGTATCACGGTTTGATTGGGTGGCTAATTATTTGCTTTTAACGTTAATAATCTCCAGTTAACGGACCTGTTCCGTTTTTGCTTGAATCCCAGCCCTCACTACCATGTGTGGTGACTATTGTTATAGCCCCAGTCGCGTCAACTAACATAATCTCATTATCTGACATTTTTGGTATTGGCGTGCTACCACCCGCGAAGTGAGTATCAAACGAATGTACTTCTACGTAATCGATTTCTCTATACTCCGTTTCGCCAGTGTCACCGTTAATTACTTTTATCTTATTCATTTCTTTCTCCCAAATATTTTATCGAATTGCTCTTGGAGTTCGCGGGGTAGGCCAGTCATTACTAAGCCTTATAATCATAAATTTCATAACCCGGGTATACCTTAGAGAATTGAATTTCACTCATTAGCGAGTAAGGCACCTCTATCAAATCTATCTTTATGCCACGCAAACCATGGTATAAAACAGTTTTCTTTCTCAATAATACAAATTCAGGGTCGGGATGTTCAGCCTTATACTCACGCAATACACGCAACACTGCCTCGCCATTATTTGTAAATAAACTTTTAATAAATTTAATCATTTTCACTCTCCAATTAGTAATACATATTCTTGTTTGTGAATTCCTGCCAGCTAACCGTCATAATAAAAGCATCAAACCCCATACTGTCGGCGCACATTCCGTAAGTTGGCTGGATGCCCCAGCTATGAACGCCTATTGACTCGCCTACATTAAGGTCTGGTTTATCATCAATCATTGTGCAGGAAATGTCTGATATTGACTCGAATGTTATATTCATTGTTTATTCTCCAAAAGCTCAGGGTTCTGATGGATATTGCCGATTGTCTCTATCTCGGATAGGCCTTTTGATAGTGGTCGCGATACGCCCCTTTCGTAGCAGTCGTAAACAAATTCTTTCAATGGAAAGTCAAAGTTTCCCATGTAGTAATTTTCAATTACTCTATCTTTACTAATCGAACCTATATCAAAAATACAAATGCCATTAACTTTAAATGCTCCATTTTCAAATTTAATAACACCGGTTTTTAATTCAAAAAACACCTCATGAACAGGAAAGTTATTTTCAGGTTCAACTCCGAAATAATCCACAGCATCAGAATGGCACTCATATAAATCCCAATATCGAATAATATCACCCTCGTAACTATCAGCGCCGTTATTGTCGGTTAGTCCGGTGAATTGCTTGATATCCATATTCTTAGTGTAATAAGTATCACCATTTTTGCTTTCCACCTCCCAAGGTATCCACATATCAAAAAAGAACATTTCTTTTAACACTGGGTGATAGCCTCTGAATTTAAGTTCCATTATTTTTATTCTCCAATTCATCAATCCACAAAACCAGATTGGCATGTTGAGGGTGGCTCTCTTTCTCGTATTTCCGGTGAGTACTTAGTGAAAGCCCAAGTGCCTTAACCCCTTCCGCCAGCGTGTAACCCTTAGCTTTAATTCTACGTGTTAGCTCGTTCATATATCCTCGCATATTTAACATCAATTAAAACTACTATATACTATTTGACATCATTTGCAAGTATGTTATTGTTGGTTTTTAACTGAGGAGAATGAAGATGGACGACGAATGCAAGTGCAGCGAAAATGAAGGGAACTACAATTTATGCCCTGCCAGTGATGAGTTTGATGAGTGTGAGTGCTGTAGTTATTGCAGAGATAGATGTAACGCATCCGAACCAACAGGCTAAGGAGTGAGAGAGTGCCAGAATTTACATTAAGAAAAGATGGTATGCCGTGGGGTGGTTATGAAGCTAAAACCTTAAAAGATGCCGTTGACGCCTTTAAAAATGACGAATTTTTTAAACGCAAACAGATTGCCCTTTTGTTTATTACTGATATCGCCGTTTTTGAATCTAAAAACGGTCACAAATATCATATTGCCAATGAGAGCGATCAGAAGTGACGAATACGTGGTGGCATTGATGGCTGACGAATTAATGACGTAGCGCGGTAACGTAGCGCGTCATAGTCGTGATCCTCGGCATCTGTATCAATGTCTTCAGGGTTTTTACTGTCTCTTGGCAGTATCGGGAACCTAGCAATAATACCCCTCACATGCTCCATGAAGTAAATAGCCGGCCTTTCACCTACGCCGCTTTGAGACTCTTTAGCTTCTAGTGCTGCCTCTAGCATTTCACACAGCAACGAAGCCCCAGCAACACGACTGCCGGGCTTCTTGTCTGACTTTTCCCATGTAACGCCTTGTGCCTCCATCTTGTCAGCGAGTGATATTTGCTCGTCATTGTCATTGTTGACTGAGTTATCCGCTGGCCCTGGCCAAACTCTACCTTTCACCATGCCGGGTATAATATTTAATTCGCCTTTGATATCGAATGGCTCGTCGACTTCTTTACCTTCGAGTCTTTGATCTACCCACTTCACCACCTTGGCAACGTTTGACGCTGACATCTTTAACCCGGTGTTAACCTGGTCAACTTCACAGCCATAATATTCACCTATGCAAATAACTGAGCCTCTTGCTGGCGTCCATTCTTTGCCGTCAACCTCTACTGTCGTGCCGTCCGCCTCCGCAAACCATAAGTTGCTGAACGGCTTTGACTCGCCCCAGTCGTGAGAACGGTCAACGTGCCAGCTCTTAGGTATATCAAACGCCTTGATAACGTGAACTGATGCATTCCATAGGTGATCGAACCGCCCGCCGCTTGTTACGTCCCATGAGCCATCAACCCATGCTTTGCGCTTATTTGGATCGCGTATAGCCATTAGACCAGCGATATATTTAACCGATAAGAATTTATTCTCTTTCCATGTGCCGTGGATTGCGACCCGAGTCGTTATGACTTTTTCATCTTCTTTCGTTGCCGGGTTAAAAACTATTGTTGATGTTCTATTTATAGATCCTCTTGGCACTGGATCTATAAAACGCTTTTTAACCCAACTATGACCAACGCCGAAAGGATTTGTTGTACTGAAGCACATCAAGGGGATTAGCGGCAATAATGACCCGTTCGGTGTTGGGTAATCTTCTGGCCTAAACGATGATCGAATACACGAAAACATACTTAGATAGAATTCATCATCATGTCGCTTTGTTAGTTCATTATAGCCAACAAACGGTATCTCTTGGCCGTGATATTTCCAGTAATCATCAGCTTTTGCCGCGTACCTAAATAGCAGTTCCTCACCTGTGGGCCATACCCATTTCAATGCGCTAGGTGATGAGTGAAACTTTGCGCCATCTTCGAATAGACTGTAGAGCTTCTTTGACTGGGCGATTATGTCGTCAAGGTTCTTATATTCTAAATCGAATATAACTCCTTTCCAAAACGCACCATAACCTAACCCAACGTATGACCTGAATTTCATTAGTTGCGTTGCAGTCTTCATGCTGCCACGCGTGCCTTCAAAGAGGATCTCATCTGCGGGACATGATAACGCCAGACATTGACCACCAGGCTGCGGCTCTATGACTACATTAAATTCAATTGGCATTTAATATTTTCTCTTGCTGGGCTTTTGCTGTGGCTTCCCAATCATTAATGCTCGCAGCGCTTGGCACTGGCATGATGTTTTGAATAACTGTTTTAGGAGCTTCGGTTTCTTTATCCCACGCTTTAACGCTAACATGGCGACCTATCATTTCGAGGTTCTTAACCTTGTCGGGCCATTTAATTTTCTCGATGATTGTTTCTAAATCGACACCTTCGCCAACCGTTGTGATCATTCGCTTCATATCGATAGAGCTAATCGAAGTGCGCCAAACTTTAGGCCACTCACTAAGCAGCTTGAAGCCGCTCATGTCGTCTTTGATTATATCTATGACGTCTAGCTCATCTATTTCCTTTAAGCGCCTTAAAACGAATTCAGAGTCTATTTTAAACTCTTTTTCAGCTATATTGTCTTGGGTTTCTTGCAATTCTGCTATTCTTAGCGATATCTTAGCGTGATTGTATAACTTATCAGCGTCAACGCCTTGTGATGGGTAACTCATTTTTGTGCTGTAACCTGCGGCGGCCCTTGCTTTAACCTTATCGCCACCATTCAATACAACTTCTTGCGCAAATTTCTCCTGTTTAGGATTTAACGTTCTTTCTTTTGACATTTAAGTGACCCACTTTTATTTGTCCAGGCAACTTGCCTATTGAGCCATTGTATCATGTTTTGTTTAGCCAATAAAAAACCTCAATTAAGAGGCTGATTATGCTGACTGAATTATCTTTTTCGTCGACGTTTATTTGCGATAATCTTTTTCTCTCTGGCCTTCTTGTTTTCTTTTGCGCGATTTTTTGCTGCTTTTGTTTCAATATGTTTAGTCATGATAATTTACCTCAATTGAATTTTTGTAGAATAGTAAACTCGGCTCTCGCTCCGAAAAATAACTTTGGCGATGAGTCTTGGTATTCAATTACAGCATACCACAAGCCGCTCTTCACAAAGTCTGTGCCGGTTGTTACGTACTCGACATAAGTCCCAGCCGTTAATCTACCCAGTGATTCATCGATAACATCAACGACTGGAACTGTAATAGTAGGCATTGAAACATTAAACCCTTCACCGCTGTTGTGCTCGAATGTTAGTTTTATCCCGCTTGCAGATAGTAAGTTGAAATTAGTCGCGCACCTAAATATTTTCCCGACTTCTGTTTGTGTTATAGCCATTAAAGGTTTCCTCGTATACTTTGCCCACTAGCGTCAATGATAGAGCTAAATGATTGACTCGTTTTTATTTCACACATTACAGAAGTTGAATAATCGCCGATGCTTACTATCTCGCCTATCGATGGGCGCCCAAACTCCTCACCGCTAGCAATCCCAACCACTGATATTAATATACCACTTTCTATTGATGCCTGCCCGAACGCTTCGGTTGATGGAATTCCCGTTGGTTGTATGCTTACGAATCCTGTTGTGATGGTTGCGGCGCCAAACGCCTCTGACGACCCTATACCCACAGGCTGTATAGTTGAAGTCCCGACTGTTATCGATGGTGTTCCAAACGCCTCTAAAGATGCAATACCTTCAGGGCGTATAGTTACCGACCCCGTTGTGATGGTTGCCACACCAAACGCCTCACCTGATGGAATGCCTGATGGAGATATTCCAACCGCCCCAGTTGTTATCGAGGCCACTCCGAAAGCTTCTGATGATTCGATTCCAGCCGGTGTTATCGTTTGGGTTCCGGTGGTTATTTCTGCATTACCAAATGTTTCAGATGAGCTTATGCCCACAGGGTTAATGCTAACTGTGCCGGTAGTTATTGACGCGCTACCAAACGCCTCGCCGGATGCGATACCAATCGGTTCGATACTAGCCGTGCCAGTTGATATAGTTGCAACACCAAATGTTTCAGATGATGGGATCGAACTTGGTAATATCTCAAGACTTCCGCCGCCAGTGTCTACCCATGCGCTGGATGTACCCCAGTTATCAGGGTCTGACTGATTAGCGTACTCAGTTGTAATTAGGTCAGCAGTCGACTTGCTACGTTTAGCCTTTAATACACCTATGCGTCCGTCTAGTCTTGCGCCTGCGGCATTGGCATGGTAAGTACCTATTCTGTAAGGTCGGTTAGTTGGTGTGTTTACTCCGCCCAAGTTAAATATAGATATGTCTGAGCCTGTGACAATAGCATCTGTGTATGCTACTAGTGATACATCATCGAAAGCAGCAACAACATAATGGTTCACACCTAGGCTGTGAGCGGCGGAATCACCAGCCCCATCTTCCCCGGAACCTTGCTTAATTGATGCTTTACGGCTTGTCTGCATTTGTACCCAATTCGTGTCACCACCACTGTACCTGCTACCAAAGGCACCACGGGAGTTAACAGATGAATCGAAGTTAGCCCAAAAAGATAATGTTAAGTCCGAGAAGTTTAACATTGGCCCCGAGTCCGTCAGGGTCATAGCTTGACTGGTATCCATATCCGGCCATGCGCCACCGAATGGGTGCGACGTTGTTACTGTAGGTAACGTTGCACCAGTAGTAAGCGTTGTATCATGTCCTTTACCTGTTGAGTCGACGAAGACACCGTCAGTTCCAGTCTCATTGGCATGTATCACCGCTTCATAATCAGACCAAACCGAATTACGACCAAAAGAGGCAGTAAATGCAGGCTGGCTAGTAGCTACACCGTCAGCCTCAAGATAAATAGTACTACCAGTGATAGCAGATGGTATTTTGACCCAAACCTGAATGTTAGGGACACCACCAGTTACAAAAGAAACAATCTCAATTGATAATTGGGTTGCCTTAGTATCATCGGTATACGCCCGTAAATTACCGCCTCCATTATCAATAGAGTTACTCCCACCATCAATAGCAGTGGCAGGAAACGAACCAGCCACCAACAAAACCGGGAGGTCTGTGTGGCTACCCGTTATCGTCGGTAATGTTCTAGTGAATCCAAATGCCATAGTGGATTAAATCCCTAATGCAGCCTGCAATTGTGAGATAAACGCTGTGCGCTTTGCATCTAAAATGGCTTGATTTTCAGCGGATACATCTGCTCGCAGTGAAGTAAAAGTACCTTGAAAAGAAGTTGCTTGGGAGACTATACCGGCCGCTTGCTGTTTAATTTGCTTAAACTGGGACAGATTGTTTTCGTCTTGCTCTTGAGTGTCTAAATTTGCCATAACAACCCCCTAACCTTTAAATATTTTGTTGGCGCCATTATCCCAAACAATTGGAACGTCAGTACCATTGAGTGTGACAGGCAGGCCGGTGGCAGAATCGATGTAGGCGATCAACGTGCTAGTTGCTGCGTTGCCAGTGTCTAAGTATAAGACAAGAGCTTCGGATGTATCACCAGAAACAGAAGGAAATGTTATATCGGCCGCATCAAATACGCCTAAAGTGGTTGTTTTTGACGTCAGATTGGCAGACGTTGCCACTCTCTCACCGACGGCTATATCACTAAGGAACTCATCAACGTCAATATTAACCGTATAAGTAGCCGTATCGACCAAGACAACCTTAATATCACCCGTCAAGAGGGAAATTAACCCCTCAAGTCGTTTCTGCTTGTAAAGCCCATATAATGAATTAGCCATTAGTTTCTCATTGTGTTATTTAATTGCGTTAATTGTATCATATTTGAGCGATAGGTATAATCCTCGTATCGTAATCGCTGGAAGTAACACAAATGTCAAACCAATGGTCATCACAATTAACCCAGTATTTACTGTTTATTTTTCTGCATTGTTTTTGCATGTTATACCCCTTTCTTCTTTAAGTTATTCCGTAATGCGTTCTTGCGTGATTTTGATTCTTTCGGCGTTTGCGAGGTTAAATGAAATCCGTCACACTTCGAGCATCGATATGGCCTGCATTTGTGCATAGCCTTCTTGCCCTTGCGCCGCCGGCTCGTTCGAATGAATGTGTTTGCCTCTTTTCGTGAGACAAACACAATCTTTGAGCAATTACTCATTAGCCTGGATGATGCATTCTATTATTGCCCGAGGCAGTGAATTACCAACGAAAACCACTGTCGGTTCCGTGGGCTTGTCGATGTGAAAAATTGTACATTTGCTGGGTTTAAGATAATCAATCTCAACATTATATTTAAACATCAAATCCAATAGCAAAGCTTTCCCCATTACCCCACCCTTACCATCCACAACAGCCGATAGCGCTCCGACGTTTGTTATAGTATCAACTCCAGACCAGCCATCAATGTCAGCTACTTTTCTGCATAGCGATAATGTTAATGCGTCCATTATTTACCCACCTCAGTTACGTTAACTGTTACGCCTTCAATCAATGGCGGCAAATCAATTCCGTACTCCTCTTTGATTAAGTCGGTTAGATCGCTCCACTCCCCAAGCATTCCTATTGCATCTTTAGAGGTCATTAGCCAAAGTGTTTGCGTCTTACCGCTTTCATTTATGGCTTTCTTAACATCTGCCCGAGCTTCTTTTACTAGCTCGTCAATCTGATTGTTTATGTCATCCATAATTTACCCCTTTAATGCGATTGTGAATTTAGCTAGTAAATCATCAATTAGCGGAATCAAATCAGCGTCACCAATTTGCGGTGTGGCTATTTGTGCGTAAATAGCATCACGCAATTTATCTTCGGCTGTCTGGATTGGTTTGAACATGTTTGAAACCCCTGTTCCTGTGTTGTTCGCTCTCTCCTTGCAAAACACAGCAACGCTACCACCGCCGAAATCAGCATGCCCACCAATCAATACTTCGTCGCCTTCCTTTAGGTTTTTGTCAAAAATACCGTCACAGGTTAATAAAGCCTTACTGCCAACCCCCGGCAACTCACCAGCATCAGATTGAGCTTGTGTGAATGTTGGCTTGCTTAGCTCATCATTAAACATTTTAATATCCTCAAGGCTGCAATCTTCACGCGGCATAGGGATAGCATCAAACTCCTTAAGCGCATCATCGAAATCAACACCTGGGTTAGCTTGCTCTGCTTGCCATTGTTTTAGCATTGCTGCGTGGTTAGGTTTCCATGAGTCATCACGCTGATATTCACTAGACCAAGATATAGATTTAGCCTTCTCTGGATCGCAAAGGCAATTCATATCAACAATCACATCATCACCCACTGGCTGCTTACCTGTGTTTGTGCGGTCCGCGAATGATACGACGAAATACTCATCATATGCCCCGGTTTTTACTAGCTCAACACCTGGCGCTTGCAGTGTATATTTATTACCTAAAGGGTGAGCAATCACATCTCCAGCAACCGCTGGCGTAATCTTTCGGCTAAAACTGATTGGTATTAATTTTTCTGTGTTCATTTGTCATTTTCCTTTTGTTGGTGCTTTACTATTGCATTAAATTTGGGTTTAGCATATCCGACCAGCTAGGCGTTTTCTTTTTTAACGCAATCCAATATCCAATTAACAATCCATGCTATTAAATAAGCCGTTTCTTCGTTGCTTTCCGGTGTGGGCTTTAGCCCGACCATTCCGCCTATCTCCATTGCGCAATGAAATGCTTCATGTGCCAGCGTTGATATTGGCAGCGTTCCGTCTTCGTTTTTCCCAATAAATATACCAACGTTTCTAAGCTCACCGTCAGAAGCAAAGAAACCCTTGGCGCTATCAGCCCATTCCTTGTCAATATCGTACTGCTCAGCCATTGCGCACTGGTCGGTGCTGAATGTTATAGCTACCCCATAAAGAGGAACGTACTCATAATGTATTTTGTTTTTAAACTTCTTCATTGTTATTCCTTTATCTTTTCCAGCTCAGCTATCACGTCCGGCGTGAAGTTGTCTTCATACATAGACAGCTTATCCTCAACCAACTCTCTGAATTGAGCTAATCCGTGACGCATTACGCCAAAATGAATAACCTCACGTATAAACGAATCGGCGTTGTTTTTACCTGTCTTAAGGCTAACCCTTGGTACTTCTGTTGTTAATGATGATCCGTAACCAGTTTTTATTTTTATTACACACTTTCCGCCAAGCTCTACAACTTTTGATTTTGTCATTATTTATTCCTTATTTATTTTTAAACATTAGTTATTGAAGGGATAGGTACAGTTAAAACTCTAATCTAGTTGATGCGATTATTGTGTTTAAATGATGAAAGGCCCACATCGTTTCGTTTTCAAATACAGTTCGCCCCCTTAACTCACCTATCCACTGAGGGTTTGCATATTCGGATTTAGTATGCCCGTCGATAAATCTCTTAATTAAAAAATATGGAATATCACCAATAGCCATTTTATTCTCCAATAATTAATTTTAGACATAGATAAGCCATTTTCCCCTAACTGATATCTACACAGCTAGTTAACTAAAGGACTTAACCATCACTGGCAAAGCGTGTATCTAGTTAAATATGAATCAAATTACAATCCATAGGTACTAATTGATCCCCTAACCCGATTACTCGGTGATTAACATAAATGCTAACCCTGACACTCATAGAGTTTCATGATGGGGCCAAGTTGACATGGCGGGTCAGTGCTTGGACTTTGTATTGAGTTGCATTTTGAATCTGCGTGATTATCGAATTTCGTGGAATAGATCGTGGTCTAAATCGGTGATAAGTCTGTATATAAGAATGAGCTAGTGATTGTTATTTCTAAGGTGCGTTTCGAACCGCAAACAATCCAACCCACGTTTTACTAACTCACTCATATATACAGGCTTTAACTACTTGAAAGGTTGTGCCTGGCAGTGTTATCTCACGCTATTACACTAGGGACGTATCCACCAGACACACAAAGGGTATTTAAAAAACATGTAACCCTTGTTGAATAAGGGGTGAAATCAGTTGATAGAAAGCCCACCAAGAGATTACACGTTATTTAAATACCCTGTTCAACTAATTTCAAATTCAAGTGGTATTCACGCCACTATGACTGGATTTAAGTTGGTTGGTTAATTTAATAACGCCAACAAAAACGAAGTAGTGCCCAGTCAATAACTAATTGTACCACGGACCATGAATAATCAAAAGTCCGAGTTTATTTATTCCGAGATAAGCACCCAATTACTATTCCATGCCCATACGTTAATTTCACGAACGCCCCATTCGCCATTCATCTTTTTCTTGACGCCTTTTATTCCAGGCTGTCTTGATTGGTCTTCTTTAGGGAAAACGGCGGCAACTTTAACTAGATCGCCCGTGCCGTTATCTTCTTTTATTATTGAGCCTTTCTTTACCTTGTGAATCTTTAGGCATTCAGCAGAAACCAAGTGCACTATATCCAACCTTGCTAATTCAAGTTCAGTTTTTAAATCTGAGTGACTCTGCTTTAGTTTTGCCAGTGTTTCTTTGTAATCTTTCATGTCATTTCCTTATTTGTTACGGACTCCGTAAAGTCCGTGGGGTTTGGTTATGCTTTATCCATCAAATTAAGCGATGTTTCGATTGCCTCGGAGAAACAACAGCCGCCGTTGTAATACTTAACTTCAAAATCAATGGTTCCATCTTCATTTTCTGAAGCCATCATTACGTCATCATAAGGATCGATGCTTTCCTTTTCAATTTCGTACACAACAAGCTTGTGCGCCGCGTGAGTCAAGCTAAATTCTTCAGAGAACCATTCATCGACATTGTCGTAAAAGCTCGGCATTTCGCCTTTATCAGCCATGAATCCGCTTATCGTCTTACCCGTTGGTGTTAACTTGCCTTTGTGATGTTCAGTTTCGCTCATGTCATTTCTCTTTAGTTGGTTGGTTAGGTCAGCAGGTACGGTTTAATTATTCAATAGCCATATTAAAGTAACCGCCCCGCTGATGTATTAACTATTGCATGGTTTTGCTTGGGGACATATCCGACCAGTGGAATTTTACGCAAAAAAAAGACCCGGACTTTAATCGGGTCTAGTTGCTTAGATAAATCACCTCCTTAGCTAGTTAGGAGTATCTACCTTGTTGTGGACCTGGTAGCGATGCCCGGCCCGGTTATTCTTTATCGTCTTTCTGAATTTTTAACAGTTGAATTTCTAAATAAGTTTTTCGTGCGCTAACAATGTTTTTAATGATAAACGTTATCGTGCCAATTACTGCCAAAAATGACAACCAATCGAACGCCCCCCAGGTTTCAGACAATGACGAGGCCAGTTCTATTGCTCCAGCTTGATCTGCTACGCTTATACCTAATGTGGTCATTATACTCGCAATACCAACCCGATCTACAGTGTCACCGATCATCTCTATTGCTTGACTGCTGATCGCATTTAGTATCATTACTTTCATTGTGAAGCCTTTTTAACACTAAACAAATAAATGCCAAGCCTGCTATTGACGCGACTAAGATAGAAATCAACTCTAAGAGAAGCAGCAAGTCCATTTAACAACCCCTCCGGCCAACAGGCGAGAAGAATAAGAAGAAAAGCAACCACATTACTAGCTGGCGCATACATTAAAAATAACTTGTCGTGAATAACATCAACGATAGCAAAGTTAAAATTAGTTCCGACCCATGCAGCCATTGTATAGGGGATTGTATACAAAACAAACTGTAATGATAATACGCAGACCATAAAGCGCTGCCTATTAATGCTAAACCTGGAGTTGATTATCACGTAAATACACACTAATTCCATAGAGCCAAGTAGTAAAATATTACTCCAAGTTCTAATAGGGATAAGGGCTGACACCGAGAAGCTAACTAGCACGAAAGTAATAGCTATGATGATTGGCAATAGGATATTTTTAACTTTTTTACTGTTCATTATCGCGCCTTAAATCTGCCGTTATCTTCCCTCTTCCGGTCTTTGAATGATCGTTTTTGTGGTTTCTTACCTCTAGTGCCGATTGTTAGCATGGTTAACTCAGTTAATTGTGTATCTATACATAATAACACATAACAGAATCACCGCCAAAACCGGCGCGAGCAATATAATAAATGCTCTTTCTTTCGGGCTGCAATCATCCTTTTGTGCGCTTCTAATTAACATGATATTTCTCCTATTTAAATCAGCGTATCATATTCGTTGGGGCTTAGTAATCCGACCACTAGGCGTTTGGCGTTACACCGTTTTCTCTGAGTAGCTTCCTGTATCTCAATATTTCCAATTCAATATCTTGCCAGTTCGGGAATTGCTCTTTAAGTGGCGCTTTTTCAAGTATCAGCCAGTCAAGGTGATCTTGTCCGTACTTTTCAATTATAAACTTTTCGTGCTCGTTCCGCATTCCTGAGCCGTGCTGATTGCATCTAACCGAGCATTGTTTATGAATGTTTGTTAGCTCGAATCTAATATCACTTCGGGCGGCTCTTGTGAAAAAATGCCCAGCATCATACTTTATAGATGGGTTTGAGGTGCCGCAGGTACAGCATGGTTCGTTAATATCTCTAACCAGCCTGACATATTGATTAACTAATCTTTGTAGCCTGTCGTACCATTGCGAGCGCGTCATAAGCTCTTTCTTGCGCTGCTTAGTTTCCGATCGTTCTTTTTTCTGTTTGGTCTTGGCAGTCTTCTTGTTGGCGTATTTAATGGCGTGATCAAAGTCACAGAAGAAACCAGCGGGATGCTTAACGCCATCGGTCGCTAGCTTGTATTCTTTGCAGTAAGTACAGCGCCGATTCTTGTTGGCCATTAAGCGCCCCACTTTGCATCATGGCCATGCTGCCAAGGCTTGCGCGCCCAAGGGTTATCTCCGACGCGATAAGGGTTTGAATCTTCTTCTAGCGAACTAAAGCCCTTGTCGTAATATGCCTTTTCATCTTCTGCGTTTTTGACCTCACACTTTTTTACTTTTTCTAACAATTCAATTGATCGTAAATAACAAATAGCCACGGCCTTACCTAACGACTCTTCGATTGGTTGATTGATATCTTCCATGTTTATATCGCCAAAATAAAGAAGTGATACGCAATCATTACTGATCACTATCTCGAAATCATTAGTGATAGTTTCGATTAAAGAAGTCCAGTTGGCTATCGGATCATAACGACCACTAACGCCATATAAGTTTTCGACACATTCAACATTGCCCTCCATGTGAATACAGTCGCCTTTAAGTTGAGCGATCTTTATGCATATTTCTAGATCTGTTAATTCCATAATCATTCCTAAAAAAAGTTATAAAGTTTGTCGGTTGTTGCCTGGTCTGCGTCCTTAAATACATGCACGATCGCCGCATTAATTAAAGCGCTGTATAGCTTCTCGAATTCATCTTGTGACATTTTCCCATAGCTAATTGATTTGGCTTCAACTCTAACCCTGCCATCTATGCCAGAATATGAATCATAGAACCCAGCAAGCACAGTTAAGTGATCCCGAAAAACTTCTGATTGCTTTTGCTCGCATTGAAACTCGTTGTCACCTTTCCAGAATTCAAAGCAGAAATTAAAAAACGCGAATACTTTTCGGTGAAACGCGGCGTTCCTGGTTAGCTTAATTTCAACTTCGTACATCTCACCAGTTTTAAAGCGAACTAGCTTCTCAGCTTCAAGGTCCGATGCGGGAACCAACGTTCCGCCAGCGCATTTTACGAAGTTAACTTTCATTTGCTTCTTAGCTGCCATTCAAGATTGCGAACTTTGTCAACTAGGCAGTTAATTCTCGCAGCCTCCATATCCATAAATATTTTATGAGTTTCTTCTAAGAGTCTAATTTTCTCATCGTGACCGTCCGAAACTTCGCGCTCAAATTTTAATTGACTTTCTAACTCCTGGATGTGCTGGTTTAACTCTATTACTTGATCAATGTTTGGCATTTTTCCCCCTGAATTCCTTTAGCAAAATATCTTTTGGTGAGCCAGGCAGATAAACACCACTCTTTGATTTAAATGCTTTCAACGATTCTTTAATCTGCCGCTTGCTTAACTTCATATTAACCACCTTAATTCAATACCTCACTATCTCACATAATGAGGCCGCGACATATCCGACCACTAGCCGCTGAATATTTCTGACCATACTCCGCCGGGCTTCATTGCTTCAACGCTGCCGAATACGTACTTATGACCACCGTAAGTATTACTCATTTTTAGCCGCCTAAATTTGTTTAAGAGGTGGTAGCGATTTAGGATCCGCACCGGCGGCGATCTCTGCTTGGCGTGCATCCCATGAGACCTTGAATTTATCGGGTCGGGCGCAGTTAAGGGCATTGTTTAGCGCGACAATCTTGTTGCCTTGCTGCTTAACTACATCTTTAAGCGCCTGGACGTTCTCAACTGGTTTGATTAGCGGCGCTATGAATAGTACGCTTCCATTAAATAGCATTATTTTGCTCCCTGAGTCTGTTTGCGTGCAATCTAAGTCCGTTAGCGATTAACGGGTCAGTTTGTTCTTGTGCTGCTTGTAGTATTAATGATGTCTTGGCTTTAATGTATGCTCGGCTTGCTGCCTCGGAGGTAATAAAATAACCTAGGTGTTTTCTCTTTCCGTTTAGCATAATTTTTGCGTGGTATTTTCTGTGTTGCCTATGCCAGCAAATGCCTTGAGGTAACAACCCTCGTTGCGCCGCACTATCGCATAGTAAGCTGTTTAACTCGTGAGTAATAAAGCGACAATTCTCTGGCGAATAAATTTTATTACCTGGATTGATTATATCCTTGTCTAGATCCATCCCTTCCCATTCTTGATTAACCATCCAAGATCTAAACCCACTAAATAATAACCACTGCCTAACCACAGAACAACCTCGATATGTTGGGTTTTTTTCTTGATACTTAGGATCGTAGCAACGTCGAATCATACTATGCCACCTTTGATAGTAAGAGCACGTAACTCCCTTGCCGTTAACTATTGGACGAACCATATAATCAGCATCATTGATCCCAACTCCAAAAACAAGTTTACGCATTTCATATCCTTTATTTAGTCTTTGGCGCATAAACCCGCCCATCGTGCCAGATACAGTCTAATTTAATCCAGCGTTCGACTTGTTGCCTGCGCTCGTTTATTGATTTAGCAAACGCCGTAACGTTGCCGTTAAAGTCTTCTTTGATGTGTTGTTTAAGTTTCATTTGTAACCCCAAGAGCTTCCTTTAACTCTTCAATTAATAACTCCATGCGTGCGAACTCGCCATTACTTAGCGTGTTTCTTTGCTCAAGGACGTCGTCAATAACTTTAATTAAAGAGTGGCAGGTGTGAAGCAGCGCTTCCTCTTTTACTGTTTCTACTTTCATTTCAAGTCCTTACGTCATGTCGGCGACATTGATGTCGTTGACATACTCCTGATTATAATTCGTCGTACCTTTTCCGACTGATGCCTTTTGGGTTTAACAGCCAAAACCTTTGCGCTGTTTTGTGGTTTCCTTTTGATTTTTCGGACCGGATAAATGCTATGCGGTCCTTTACTGGCTTGTCTATCGGGTAGCCATCAAACATGATTACATACCGTAAGCATCAAGGAACTGATCAAACTTGTCTTCGCCAATCTTAGCTTCAAGCAAATCAAAAGCTAACTGGTAAGCGGCTAAAGCTTCGTTTGTCTTGTTGCTGTAAAGCTCAATCATCGCGTCTTTAAGTTGCTTGGTTGTTAAGTTGCTCATGTCATTTACCTTTTGGTTAGTTCGTTTCGTTTCAGTAGGTATATAATAGCAACACTTTCGTTTCGGTGCAACACTTTTGTTAATTTAATTTCAATAATTCCCATTTTTCCATATTCCAGTTATATCTGAATCTTGGCTTGGCGTTTTTTTGCTTGACGGAATTTGAAGTAATTAATAAATCGCGCTTCCATTTTGGCCATGTCTTAACTATTTCGCTGCATTTATTTAAGTTTTCTGTAAATGAATCACTCATATATTTTTGCTCCATAATCCACAAGAACTGTTATATTCGCGCTTACCCTTTGGCTTAATAACCGCTTTAGGCTTCAGCTTAATAACCCGCTCTGGGCGCTCTGGTCGATACTCATTTGCTACTGCTTGAAGGTACTCGTTAGCCTCCTTTCGCCCACTGCAACCATCGTTAAACTTTAGCAACTGCTCATATTGATTAGTAACCTCGCGCCGCCTATCCTCCGGTATGACTTTCATCTTCTTAATTATCCAATAGATGTCATTAACACCTCGGCGGCAAAAGAACATGATTGGTCTAATTAGTTTTGTCATTGGCGATCACCTAACTTCCTCAGCCTTAACGACTCTGTTAGCCTGAATGATTCCTTGCCGATCTTATACCACTCAAGCAACAAGTCTGGGTATCTGTGGGTTGCGATGTAGCTTGCCCTCGTTGCTATTCTATACATGTGGTTTCTTCTCTGAGCTTTGGTTGTTATACCTAAGAACTCGCCAAGCTCCTTTCTCCTATTGGCAATCATTTTAGCCCTCTGCTCGTCAATCTCGTGTGGAGACGCGCCACAATCTTCATTTGACACTCCACGCTGAGAGGTAACAAGCGAAGCTGTTTTATTGACTGGATTTAAGCTGTAAATGTCTATACTCATAATTATTTACCCCTTAGTTTCTAAAGTATAAAGCCGATGTTTTGCAGTGCTTTTAAGCTCGCTGGCTTTTTAATCCTGTCAAACCTAACCATGCTTTCTATCTCCTTTCTGACTGGGAATGGCACATGAGCTATTGAAGTTATAGCACCAGACATTATTTTTGGCATAACATTGTTAATGGTTATCTCATCAGCTTCGGCTGGCTCTGAGTCGCTCTGTAATTGATTTTTAACCCAATCAAACTTTATGACGCGCCAACCACTAGCCGTAGCGACTTCGAGTGCTTGATTGACGCTTATATTGGCCCCTGCTAGCTGTATCAGTTGTTGAGAGACAGTATCTACCCACGCCTGAGTCATTAGCGTACCGTGTTTTTTCTTTCTTACTCTGTCGTAGTCGCCAAATAAAGACTTGTCGGGGATTGATGGCCATGAGCTAAAATCAAAGCCGTCGAATCCCTTGTCAGGCTCAACCTTTGGCGGCTCTATTAATTGAATAGCCCATGTTATTGCGTCCCTATCTGTTTTAGATAGGTGAGCGCATTGTGATAATAGGGTAAGGCGTTTTATTTCTTTGCACATAATTAAATTCCGAATTTCTTGCCGCATTTATGGCATTTGTATGTATGGAAATGACAAGGGTGTCCGTCTCCACCCTTCCTTACCGTGTAGTCGTGCGCGGAAGGTATCCCACTGAATACGCTATCATACCAACAGATTGATCCGTCCTTTACAGAGCCAAACCCAGCAAAACATTTTATAAACCACCATATCTTTAGCATCACAAACCCCCAATAAAAACAAACGATTCGTTGAAGTCGGTCACAACCAAATACTTAAATCCAGCCCTGATGTAGCGCTTTTTTGAAACGAAATCCTTAATCATCGCCTCATAATCAACCCAACTAGCTATTTCGTTATTATCTATCTCGTGAAGCGGAACAGGATTAAACCAATCAACCAATTTAAATTCAACCGCATGACCACCACCAAAGCAAAAATCTGTTGGCATTTTTTCTGGAAACTCAAAAACTCTTGCAAAATTATTATCGTCATTAATATTCATTTTTCTTACCCTCTTAGTTAAAGTATTAAATTACCCTAAAAACGCTGCCCGACAAATCCGACCAGTTAACCATCTAAATTAATCAGGTCAAATAATCGCTTCTCGATTACGCAGATCTTGTCTAACAATTCTGCCATCTCTTTACCAGATACGCCCCAGTCATCACCAGTTGAAACATCAAATAGGATTGTCTTTGCTGCCGAAATCCTAACTCTGTTTGTCGCGATCAAGTATTCGTCTTTAGTCATAATATTCTCACTTGTTGATTAATTATTTAAAAATAAAGTCACTAAGCCCTTTTTCCTCCAAGATTGGAAACGAACCTAGCTGGCTCTAATCTTGTCTAGTTATTAGTAATTAATATTACCGCCAACTTAGAAACATTTCTGTCGAGTACTAAAAATCCTCCAACTTGCCGAAACAAGTGCTTCGCTAAAAGCAGATTCCAAATAAATGGTATCTTGTCCTAGGTTGTGAATGGGCACACACATTGCCTAGACTGTTTTGATTGCTAAATCGCTTAGCGGGGATCTTTTCTGCTTTTTGGAGCTATCCATAGGGGAAATGATTACAAAGCGCCTAGATGGCTGGGGAGGGAACTGTAGACAATAAAAAAGGCTCTGATAGTAACTGGTCGAATAGACAAATTATCGAAATCTGCCTCAGTTACTATCAAAACCTTATCTAACTATCTCTTGGATTCGACCCCAATCAACGAGTCAATTATATCAAACTATCAGATTAATTATATAATTATTTTACGGTCAACACTTTGATTGATTTATTGGCAAAAGAAAACCCTCGGGGTGAGGGCTTGGGTTAATCGGTTAAGTGATGTAAATTTATATCTTTCTGAATTCAATCATTCTCTCGACAATCTCAACACTATGTTTTTGATCGCCATTAATTTTCCTAGCGAACGCCTCTGCTTTGTCTTTTGAATCAAAGATACATAGCGTTTTGCTATCCAAATCTGTCTTTATTAGCCCAAGTTCTTTATCTATTATTACAAATACTGACTTGTCCATCATTCTTCCCCTTTATCGGTCATAGTGGGTGGTGGTTAGCATCCTATACAGATGCCGCCAAATAGTGACAAGAACCACGATACAAAGTTGATGGCCGCATACCCCACACAGCCAACAATCAAAGCTCCCGCTAAAAAGTTTAACATTGCTAATTGTTCCATTATTTATCCTCCGGTTTAATTGTGCCACGCCGTACCGCCATCACCGAACCAAAGCCCTGCCGCCCGTCGCTGAATTCAACTGTTACGTTGTTATAGCCGCCATACATTGTGATCGTTACCTGGTCGTCAGAGTGGTTGTTGTCGAATTTGTCGCCCACTTTGATTGATGGTTGGTTGCGTTTCATTTTATTGCTGAACATAATTTACTCCTGTAATCCGCCGAATTCGCCAAGTGGATCTAAAATAGCTAGATCCCTGGTGTCATTTAATAGTTCAATTTCACGCATTCTTGATTTGGCTTTAGGTCCAACCGGGCGCTCCTTTGCTACTATTTCTGACCGTCGCTTTCTTTCGGCTATTATTTCTGCGTAATCCGCTGTGAGTATGCTCATGGTGTTACCCCTTTGATTCAAGTTTGGATATGTATTCATTCACTCTTTCCGCAACTTTTCTTTCTATTTCCTTCTCTGTTGCGTCCATTATTCTGTAAACAAGCTGATCAACACATGGCTTGAAGATGTTGTATACTATTGGCGATGAATTATTATATATTTCCCAATTACCACGGTACTCATCAAGCCATCCACTACTGAACTTTTCAAAATCCACAGTCGCACTTGTAAGGTTTATTTCCTTGTGATGCGTGTAATAATAAAAAGAAGCTCCTACCGCTTCCACTAAACTGATGTGGTATTGCTTACTCATGTTATTGCTCCTCGCATTGTTGCATGGTGTAAGTGTGATGGTCATCGATAGAGACCGCCATTAAATCAACGATTCCATTAGTTACCGTGGTCATTACGTAGTCGGGGTAAGTTGCAGTTGATTTGATAGCCCACTCACTAACTCCTCCGGTTGACCGTACCGCCATTGTGTGCAGCATAACCAGTAGCGTGTAAGCCTCGGTTTTGTTGTCGCTGTCTGCTGTAATTGTTTCTATTGGCATGGTGTTACCCCTTTATCATTAATAAAATTGCTTCGTCTGCTTCATCTCTAGCTCTGGACATAACTCGTTTAACTAAAGTTAGCTCAGACCCTATAAAAATATCCTCACCGATGAAGTAACAGTGTTTAGTTCCCAATTCGGTTATGATTCCGTTTTTAATTTGTCTAACGCCGTCGTCTGCGTCGACCATGTCGCCTATGTCAAATATCATTGCGTCACCTCGATTATATTAATGAAAGAATAAGCCTCGACAATTACCAGCACAGCAAACAAGAACCAAAACCAGCGCTTTAAATGTTTTTTATATGGCATTGATAGCTACTCCTATAATGACAGCGCAAACTATGCACCACGGCGAGTTCCAGAATTTATCTAAGTTCATTTGCTAGCTCCTTTAGTAACTGGTCGGCGTAATAAGTTCTCCATGCAAAAAATGATTTTACATTTCGCTCATTTTCAACCTGGTCCATATATGAATTTAATTCACTAAGGACGCGCGAACCTATCTTGAATTCTGATTCATCAAGGCCGTAATTTTCCGATTGATATTCGCTTGCAAACCTAAGTTCGTCGTCAGTGTGGGTTATCGGGTCAATATCACTAACCACCACCTTGAATGATAAGGCAAACCATTCTGGCATTTTAGGCGCTAACGATGCGAAGTGCTCCCTCTTTGTCAGGCCGTAACCGTAACCATTAGAATTTGAATCCTCCACGCACCCATCGCCATTTGATATCGCTGATGGGTGAGCTGGCATACTTCCGTTTATATTTTTCATTTGTTCAATTCCTTCCGTAGTTCTCTATCAATTAATGAAGCGACTATTGCCGCTGGTGTTTTGTGGTCGCCTCGTTTATTTGCTATTTCTAATAGCTTATTAAGCTGGCGTTGCGTTGTTAGGAATATTGGAATTTGGCTGGCTATCTTAAACATGGTGCCTCCTTGGTTTTGAATAACACTACTCGCACTTACCTATATAGTCAACACTTATCTATCACAAATAAATCACAAATATGTGTTGCATTAAAATATCATAGGAGTAAAGTGGCTCTATCGAAACGAAACGTTAAAACAAAAAGGAAAATGACATGTCACATTTTACAGTTCTAGTCTCAATAAAAGACGAAACAGAAAGCGCGTTAGAAAAAGCATTACAACCATTTCATGAATACGAATGCACAGGCATAAAGGACGAGTTTGTTAAATTTGTTGCTTGCGATGAAACCGAAAAAGAATTGCGCATTGAATTCGAATCATGTGACGACGGTGATTATGACGACTTTGAGGAATTCATTAAAGATTATTACGGCTATGAAATGGTTGACGGGGTAATAGGCGGCTATACCAATCCAGATAGAAAGTGGGACTGGTGGGTGGTTGGCGGCCGGTGGTCAAATAGCTTAATTACAAAAAGCGGTAAGGTGTGTGATTCTGCCAAAAAGTCTGACATTGATTTTGATGCAATGATGAAGCGATCTGTAGACGCTAATTTGCCAGACTTTGATAAGGCAGTTGAAATAATCGGCGGCGAAACATTCAAATCATGGGATGAAGTTAGAAGTATCGATGGTAAGGATATGCAATGGAAGCGCGAGTTTTACAACGGGCAGTCAGCAGTAAAAAAGCTTAGAATTAAATTCGACAATCCGTTTTGCTCTTTGGATCAGTTCTTATCTAGCCGAGAGGATTACATTAAATCAATGGAGTTTTCAGGCATATCAATGTTCGCAGTGCTTCACGATGGTAACTGGATTGAAAAAGGTGATATGGGATGGTGGGGCTGTGTATCTGACGAGAAAAAACCATCAGAGTGGCGAGAGGTTTACATGAAAGCCATCGATCAAATCCCAGATGATCACACGCTAGTTGTGGTTGACTGTCACATTTAATAATTAAAGCGCCTTCGGGCGCAGAGGTAACTATGTCATTACAAATTAGAATTACATTAGACGATGATCAAGAGCGCAAGTTTAAAGCCGTTGCTGGTGCGTCTGTAGGCAACAAGACGTATATAAAGCAAAAGCTGTTCAATGAGGCTTTGAGCGCTGCTTATAACAGGCTCCCGCAATCAGTTTTGGATAACTTAGCGAGTGATAAAAATGAGTAGCTACATTTGCCCGATGTGCGGTGCATCAATGACAGTTAGACCGGTTGCTGATGGCCAGGTTATTGATTGCGATAACGATAACCAAGAATGTAATTATCAAGTTGATAAGGAAGATTTAACATGAAAATATTAGAACTAAGCCAAGGTAGCGATATTTGGCACGAGCACCGCTGGGCCTGTGTTACCGGTACAAGAATCGAATCAGCGGTTGGTGCTTCATATTCTAACGCTACCAAGTCATGGAAGTTAGGCGGTAAAACTTGGATCATGGATGGCGAAAAGCTGGTCATTGATGAATCAAAAAAAGCTGTAGCAATCGACCGCAAGAAGCAGCAAACGCTATTACTTGAACTGGTTTCTGAACGCCAAAGCTCTTTGGAGATAGATGATTATTGCTCTGCCGATATGGAGCGAGGAAATGATTTAGAGCCGTTTTCGTTAGTTGCAGCAAGTGAGCGTCATAAAGTAAAGATAGAGCCTTGCGGTATGCTTCAAAGCGATAATTTGCCTCGCTTTAAATTTAGCCCTGATGGTGTTTGCTTTAATAAAGATGGCGTAATAGTTGGCGGTTACGAAACTAAATCAAAGGCTGGCAAAAAGCACATTGAATACATGATGGCTAATGAAGTACCAAGCGAGCATTTGTTGCAATGTCTTTGCCCAATGATTATGGATGACTGTGTTAAATGGTGGATATTTGGCCATTTCGATGACCGTAATAATATTGAAAACTTATTTACGAAAGGTATTAAGCGCGAGAATTACGAAGATTTTATTAATGAGGCTCGGTCATTGTTAATTGAGTTTTTATCTCAGGTAGATTTTGCAGTTGAAAAGTTAGGAGGTGAATATCATGGCTAATGTTAAACAGGCAATGCAATCAAAATCTGATCAATTGAATTATGTTGATATTGGCAATGGTAGCTTGATCGCGCTTATCGAGCGTGTTGACGTTACAAATTCAGATAAACAACCAGTGATAGTTCATTTTGCTGGATGCAATGGCAAGCCATACAAGCCCAACAAAGGCATGATCCGAGTGTTAGCCGGTGCCTGGGGTGAGGACTCAGACGATTGGATTGGTAAAACAATTAAAATAACCGGCGACCCAACGGTTAAATGGGGCGGTGAAGAAATTGGCGGTTTAGTTGTTGGCGCTTTATCCGATATCCCGACAGGCGGCTATACTGCCTATATTCAAAAGAATAAGCGGGTTAGAGTCAAACAAACTATACCTTTGTTTAAGCCTGAACCTGTTCAATTGACAGATAACGATAAATCTTGGATCGATGCTGGCAACGCTGACATAACAAATCTTGATCAGTTAACAGATCCACAATATAAACAATTCATCATCAATAATTTAAAAGGGTAACATCATGACTAGTAAAGGCGTAAACAAAGTAATTCTAATCGGCAACTTAGGTCAAGATCCAGAAATTCGATACTTGCCTAATGGTGGCGCAGTGGCTAATTTGACATTGGCAACGTCTGAATCGTGGAAAGATAAGTCGACGGGCGAACAGCGCGAGAAAACTGAGTGGCACCGAATAGCGATCTTTGGCAAGCTGGCTGAAATTGCCGGTGAATACCTTCGCAAAGGTTCGAGCGTTTATATTGAAGGCGCATTACAAACCCGCAAATGGAAAGATCAAAGCGGCCAAGACCGTTACACCACTGAAATTGTCGTACAGGGATTTAATGGTGTTATGCAAATGTTGGGCGGTGGCCAACAGCAAGTTAAGCCAAATGACGGCCAAGGAAAGCAACAGGCCGCACCACAACAACAGGGAGGCTATCAACAGCAAGCACCAAGACAGCAAGCGCCGCAGCAAAGCGCACCGCAACAGCAACCAGCTCAAGCGCCACACCTGGATGGCGAATGGGACGATGATATACCATTTGCCCCGCTGTGTTTGCAGTATCCAGCGTTAATGTACACGCTTTAACCAACAACAGCCGCTCTAACGGGCGGCTGGTCTAATCAGTCAATCGAGTGAATTGGCGTAATATAAGATTTTAACAAATGGGAATGATGAAATGAGCAATGAATTATTAGTAATCGAAAAGCTTGAACTTGTACCTTTCTTCACTAAGGGTGATCTGCTTGATGACACGCTTGATAAGATAGCTAAAGAAGCTCGAGCGCACGTTCCTGACGCCTCAACGGATAAGGGCCGCAAGGCTATCAAGGCTAACGTTACAAAAGTAACTAAGTCAAAAACGTTCCTTGAGGGTCACGGCAAAGAGTTGGCCGCTGAATATAAAGCCATCCCAAAAGCTATCGACGCAAACCGAAAGAAATCAAAGGACTTTTTAAACGCTCTTGTTGAAGAAATACGCGAGCCGTTAACCGCATGGGAAGTTATCGACAAAGCAGAAAAGCAGCAAGTGATCGACACTGAGGCTTTCTTGGCTGAGTATGAATTAAAGCATGAAGATGGTCATCGAGATAACGAGCTATTCGATTTAAAAGCTGCACAAGCCGAAGCCGATCGCCAAGCTGAAATCAAAGCAGCATCAGACAAAGCGGCCGCCGAAGCTAAAGCGCAAGCAGAGGCCGAAGCATCTGAACTAATCGCACAAGCCGAGCGTGAGAAGATAGCAGCTGAACAGCGCGAAATAGCAGCCAAGCAAGCCGTAATTGATGCTGAAGCTAAAGCGGCCCAAGATGCGATTGACGCTGCAGCCCGTGAAGCTAAAGCTAGGCAAGATGTTATCGACGCAAAGGAGCGCGCACGATACGAAGCTGAACAGGCAGAGCAACGAAGAATCTTAGCGGAACAACAAGCCAAGCAAGATGCCATTGACGCACAAGAACGCGAAATACTAGCGACTCAACAGACTGAAACAAACAGAATACTAGCAGCGCAACAAGCCAAGCGTGATGCTGATGCCGCCGCCGAAAATGCACGAAAATGCGAAATAAGAAAGCAGGAAGTTGCAGCCCATCAAGCAAAGGCTGACCAAGACGCGAGAGAAGCAAATAAGCGCCACGCCGGAGGCATCAACACCAAAGCTATGAATGACTTTATATCATGCGGCCTTGATGAAGCTAGCGCCCGTTTAGCGGTTAAAGCATTGGCGGCTGGTAAGATTCGCAACGCTGGCATTAATTACTAACCAACAGCAGCCGCTCAAGCGGGCGGCTGGTCTAATCTGTCAATCGAGTGAATTGGCGTAATATATAATTTTAACAAATGGGAATGATGAAATGAATGTTACAGAATATTTGAATAAAGTTGCATATATTGCAGACTCTGAAATCCAAGACGATGACGGTAAAATTTATTACAGTAAATTCGACAAAAGTTATATTACCCGCGTTGGAATGGAAGATAACATTAAGTATCTTGCAAAGCTGGAAATAACCGACGAATTAACTCACGGAGTAGGGTTTAGCCCTAAAGATAATAAATGGTATGGCTGGTCGCACCGCGCTATTTATGGTTTTGAAATTGGGTCGACCTGCAAGAAAGGCGATTGTCATTACAGCCCTGCTAATAAAAAAGACTTCATGGAAAACTGCCTCGCGTTCTGGGGCGAGGATGAATGGCGCGAATCGTCTAAGGCTTGTTTCGGGGTGCATGCCGAAGAGTTTTATGAATGTACCGCTGTTGACCCCTCGATAGAAGGTGCCGAAGTGTCAGACGCTCCCGAGATCCCTGACAAGTTGGTGAGCGACGAACCCAAAGAGGGCGTTTGGGTTCACTATCGTTACAATAACAAGGTGCCTAATGAAAAGCTGCGCGGCGAGTTGGGATCTCACTTCACGCCATTCCCTGACAGCTTCGGACTCGGAGAGTGGGCTGCTAAAACCCTAGGAGATGCCAAGCAAATGGCTATCGATTTTAACGAAGGCGTATCTTAACTAACACAACTAACGCGCCTACGGGCGCAATCACTTAACCGATGTTAAACGAGGTAATAATGAGCATTAAAGATTGGTTAGAGTTCATACTGTATGTGTTCCTGATATCCGGCACCATTATGGGCGTCGTCAGTGGGTTTATATTTATTATTGATAGAAAAATGAGGAATTATGATGATGAGTAAATTACTAGAGCAAATAAAGTTTCATGAAGGTTTACGGTTAAAGCCTTATGTATGTCCAGCCGGTAAGTTAACTATCGGTTACGGCCGAAACATTGAAGATTGCGGCATAACGAAGTATGAGGCTGAACTTCTTTTAGCCCACGACATTACAGCGGTTGAAAGTGAGCTGAAGGATAAGCTTGAGTTTTGGGCCACTCTCGATCCTGTTCGCCAAGCTGTGTTGATCAACATGGCTTTCAATATGGGCGTTAATGGCCTGATGAAATTCAAGAAAACTTTAGCACTGGTAGGTAATGGCCATTACTCCGATGCTTCAATTGAGATGATGGATAGTAAATGGGCCCGTCAAGTTTCTAAGCGCGCACTTGATTTGAGTGTGCAAATGGATTTGGGGATTTTCTCATGAGCTGGTTTAATTTTTGGAGCAGTAAAAATGCTAATGATGTTTTAGATAAAGACAACGGACTATTGGCCCAAGTGGGTAACTGGATTGGAAACATGGACCTAACCAAAGAGGAAGTAATCGAGTTTAATAACGCCACTGTTACAAGCGTTCAAACATTTGTTAAGGCGACACTAAGCGAAAGCACCGGACGCTCCAAAACAAGGCGCTCAATCGCTGTGCTGTGGATTAAATCACAGTTAGCTCTAGTGTTGATGTGTGCTATTTCTGCGCCGTGGAATATGGCCCTTGCTGAGTTCTATTTTAGACTGGCAACGTCAACATTGATGATATCGGTAACGACTGCTATTTGTATTTTCTTTTTCGGTAGCCATGGCCTAGCTAGATTAAATGAGAGTAATAAAAAATGACGCCTAACAAGCTTGGCCACGCTAAATAACTAGCGTGGCCTGGTTTTTTGCTGTTACCTCTGAAATCTTAGATGAACATTAATATCAACACCTGATGTGGATATGGGACTGCCTGTTGATAACGAACGCAACTGAACCTGAGTGACGCCTGAGAATGTTATAGTTTCTTGTCCTGAGTTAGTGCCTCCGTCCAATACGTTAGCGAAAATTCCTTTTGGATTCGCGCCAAGAATCGCCGGTACACTTGGATGTGTTACGCTTATTTTTCCGTTTGCGTCGGTCTGGTCTGAAAAATAGAAATCTTGAAAATCTGGAAATGCAATCTTCCCCGTAACCGTTCCTGATGTTGTTACAATTGAATTTTCGTCTACGTCAGTACCCTCAAATGTGTAACTATTCCCCGGCCTTCCTGTGCCGCCCTCATTTATTAGGGATAAAGCATTGTTTGTTACGTTTGTTAATTTAAGACCTTTTAACCACAGCTTTGTTGGCCCATCAACAACTCTAATAACGTAATGAGTTGATACACTTGTCATTTCGGCGGCGAATATATTGTTTATATGTACATTTTCGCAGCTGTCTAATCTTATGTATGCTCTTTCCGTTGATGATCCAAAATCGCCGTTTTCAAGATGGAAATTATTAATAATTAAACTTGTTACGTTTGTTGCTAACACAGGAAAGTTACCAGCTAAATCACTAATTAAATTATCAACGACAACTTCGTGTATATCATTAAAGAAAAAGTTCGCCCCAGAGCAATTGTTTGCATAAATAGTGCCTAGTTGCAATGTTGTTGCGTTACCGGCCCCCTCTATTGATAAGCAATTCACACCTTCATTCGATCTGATTTGATCCATAGCCATAGCGAAACAACCAGCCCCGGTTTTAATTCCTTTATTTGCTAACGTTGTTTCTATATTTGTACCGAAGAAGTTATGGCACAGATTACCAATTGACACAGCATTGCCAGTGCCTAGCGATGGGTATATAACAGAGAAAGCGCCGAACGCAAAGAAATCACTATCGTTAGGCCATGTTACGGCGTCGAAGTTGTTTGCTAACGGTCTGATTATTGTTTTTCTCATCCCGGCCCCGGTGAGATTATCATCGTTTACCACTAAGCCAGATCCTATAGATATATCACCTTTCCCAATTTTATTTGTTGTCTTCACATTATCTACATACGCCTGTAGCGCTAGAATGTCATCGCCACCATCAAATTTTGCGCCAAATTCTCGACTCGTTGTGTCATCATTAATTCTCAATACCCAAGTTAACGTATTGGCGGTATTTGCAACTTTATCAGACCCGTTAGCCGTTACTGCTCCTGCTATTACATCGCCAGTCGCGCCGCCTCCGGTGTTTGCGCTGCGCTCTGCCGTGGTCACCACATCACCAGCTAATGCCGATGTGTCAGCTTGCCATACTGCTAGCGTTGCGGGGTTTAGACGGTCAATAGCTGAAGCGAAAGCGACGGTGGTCAATCCCACGTCAATCGCTGATATAACTGGCGTTCCATTATTATCAAATACTGCATTGTAAGGCGCGGGCGATGCGTAAAATAAAAACTGGCCTAATGAATCGGTCGTTGCGCCTGTTTGTGTTATAGGCGTTGTTCCTGCCGCATCTGAGAATATAGATGCTAACGTGCCGCTGGTTCCATTTGCTAGCCTGTTTCGTATTTCGAGAGGAGCCAATGGTAATGTATTGTGGGGAGCGTCATCTAGAGTCACGATCGTCACGGTGAATGCTGATAGGGTCATTTTAAATCCTTAAATTAATATTTTACTAATTTTAACATGTATCGAGCCTTCACAGTATTGCGCCCTTTATATTGATGGGATTAGCTCCTGATGTAATTGTCACGGCGTTACCATTTGTTTTTATTGCCAGCCCAGCGATGCCTCCGACGCCACCGACACCCGGCAATGAAGGATCTGAAACTGGTGTGTCGCCTTGCCCTCCAAAGTCGCCGCCTGACACTCCGGCCAATACTACCACGCCGCCGATGCCACCATTTAAGCCGTCGACTGATATTGACTCAAATGTTCTGAGTGCGTTAAAGCCTGAGTGCGTAACGAACCCCCTATCCCCACCTAGACTGGCTACATAACCAGCGCCGCCGCTGCCGCCGTTACCCTCGAATGTGTTAATTTGTTTTGCACCTCCAAACGTAAGACTGTCAATAAGTGCGGTCCTTGTTCCGCCAGCGCCGCCACCTCCAGACCATATCGCGCCGGAGCCTGTATTTATAGTGCATGGAACTGTAGCCTCAAACGCTACCCCTCCGTCAAAGCCTGCACCACCATCGTCACCATCAACTAGGTCATCACCGAACGTGATCGCTTGAGGTGTGCGGTTAAGTATTACCCCGCCAATACCACCAGCGCCACCAGCACCAAGAATTGAGCCTTTACTAATGAAATCAAATGTTACGCCTGCCGCCTGCGTTCCGGTTGTGAATGCGGAGATTGCTGTTGATGTTGATCCAATCGTAACGCCGGTATCAATTAGTATTACGTAATTACCAGCGGCCGGTGCGAATTCTGTTGCCAGATCGTAGTCTTCTTTATCAACCGAGATAGTGAAGTCGACATTAACGCCTGCAAGCGGATCTTGAAACAGCTTGGTTTTTATTCTGTATCGCATGCCGCCTTTGTCTTTAATGCTCAAGACTTGGTGGTTTGCTGCTCTATTCGTTCCGTCAACGTTTACAGCTCGACCACTAGACAAGTTGATGATTGAACCTAATTCAAGGTTGCCGCCCTGCGTAGAAAATACGCTTTCAACGTCTAAATCGAACTCGGCAATGATTGGAACGCTTTCAACTCGATCAATAACGCGTTGAGCAATCGCGGTGCCTTTTGTTGTGTCGGCGCTTGACGTTGTTAGCCATGGGTTGAAGAATGTTTTCTTTTCGTTAATTTCTCCAATAAATTTAGGCTGTTCGTTACCTAGGTTTACCGATTGAAATACCACCGAGAAGTTTTCTAGGCCATCATCTTCAGTTATATCGTTTGGCCCCCACGCAACCGTATATCGAGTAAACTGGTTCTTAGTGTCTCGCGTGAACTCAATTGAATCTTGACCAATGTGATCATCTTCGTTGATATTAATAGGTTCAATGTCTGCGTCGGCAACCTGTTTTATTTTAATGAGGCTAGTTATCTCGTCATAAAACATCGTTAAGTCACCATTTTTAATCAGCTCGTCAATGAGTTTCTTAACTGCGGTTGGCTTGTTGATGT